CCGAGACGGTAGGTGTTGGAGTAGGTGTTTCCGAGACGGTAGGTGTTGGAGTAGGTGTTTCCGAGACGGTAGGTGTTGGAGTAGGTGTTTCCGAGACGGTAGGTGTTGGAGTAGGTGTTTCCGAGACGGTAGGTGTTGGAGTAGGTGTTTCCGAGACGGTAGGTGTTGGAGTAGGTGTTTCCGAGACGGTAGGTGTTGGAGTAGGTGTTTCCGAGACAGTAGGTGTTGGAGTTGATGTGCTAGTAGGTGTTGGTGTTGATGTGCTAGTAGGTACTGGTGTTGGAGTTACAGGAGAATTTAATCTATTTTGAATATCTTGGATAGAATCTATTATACCATTCACCTCAGAATACAATTCTTCAAAATTTGAATTTATTTTGCTTCTTATAGAAAGTAAACTTTCTCTGTTATTTAAAATTCTTCTAGCCATATATATATATTACTTAGTATTTTTAAAACCCATTTTAATTTTCATTCCAATCATATTCATCTATCCATAAAAATGAGTCGTTCCATGTATATTCGTAGTATTTTATTTCTATACCACTAATCCAAGGAAATTGGATATTTTCGGATTCGTTAAATGTACTAATATACGGTAACAGAGTGTCGCTGGTTAATTTTCCGTAACCAGCTTCGTTTTCCATTATAACATCCACATATCCTATAGTTTTAGGTTCTTGTGGAAAATTAAATACTAAAAATCTATCATTAATTACATTGAAAGACGGAACTAGTATACCCCTAAAAGGCGGATACGCTTTTTTTTGGGTTGCTGTTCCTGATATAAAAGGATTAAAACATCTTATATTATCAAACATCATTTCGTTTGATGCGCTTAAATACAATTTTCTTGGGCGTAGAAACGATTTACCCTTAATGAATATATCTACAGTCGAAACGCTATAGTTTAAATTTAATTTTTGCGGTAAAACTTTTTTCATTTTTAAAATTGAGGTCTTGCTGATATACTATAATGTTCGGTTAAAACTTCGTCTATATCTATTAAAATATTATCATCAAATGTTGATGAGTGATAATCAGAATTTATTACATATACTTTATTTATCACCTCGTCTAAACGCTTAAATAACCAACCTTTAATTGTGAATGACGTATCAGCTGTAATCCTATAAGATTGATTTCCTTGTAAATCGGTAGGATAATTTATTTTTATATTACCATCCCATAATATTTCAGATCGTATTTCTGTTGGGTATTTTGGATTTACGGTTGGAACTTTCCATGATATGATAATATATGGATCACAATAAGGGACAAAATTGGATATTATCTGATCCATGTCATTTTGATACTTTGTTACAATTGTCATAGAAACACCTATATTAATAGGTACTGGTTGTAATATTTTTTTATCGTATGGTAAAGAATCTTCTTCGTTAGAATAAGGAACCCTAAATCCTTCGTTTTTATTAAAAACTCTTGTATTATCTCTGGCAATTGAATTTATATTTACACCTATAACCGGAACCGTTAATCCACCGGGTGCGGGATTATTCAGATAATTGAAAACTCTTGTTTTTGGAGCATAAACATATAATACTTTTTTGTCGGATGGGGTTAAAAGTTGTTTATTTTTATCATAACGTTTAATTATAACATCATTAAAAGCAGCGACCATCTGCTCAAGGAGTGTTTGTATTTCCCAATTAAACGTATATTTTTTCATCTATATAAATATTTATTAAAAATAAACGTTTTAAATATTTTTTAAAAAATATAAATTAAAAGAATCGATCTAAAAAGTACTTAGGTAAGGTTTTGCTATATCTTTGAATAGTATTAACAGCAGTTCCATCCAAAATATATGTGATAGAAAAATCATCCTTTGATCTTGTACACCTCCCACACATTTGAATTATTTTATCTATCATTTTGGATGTATAATGTTCAGGATTTTCTTTGAACATTTTTTTAATTCTATTTGAATTTAAAGGTAAATATGGGGCTTTGGTAATAATTTGAAATCTGCCATATTCATCATCTAAACTTATACCTGTATCTAATGATGGACTAATTAAAATAGTAGGTTCATTAGATTCAAAATGTTCTTTTATAATATCTTCATTTGTTATACCGTCTTCTCTAAAAAGAAACCGCCTATCATTTTTTAATTGTTTTTTAAACTCCTCGGTAATTTTATTTGTATGTGTATGTATTAATCCCTTTTCATTAGAATGATTTTTACATAGTTCGATAGCATCTTTTACTAAATTCGGTAGCATTTGATCCATTGTTTTATAAGATAAACAATATTTTTTAGAACACATGATAGGTGATTTTTTAGGATCAAAACTAGATTTTATTTCAAAATATTCATAATCTTTTTCGTCTATTCCTAGCGTCTTGGCAAATTCTTTATGATTTGATATAGTAGCAGAAATCATTAATATTTTATCCGCTTTATCAAAAATATTTTTTGATAATGGTTTTATATTATAAGGAGCAAATGTTACTTTATCTGTTGAAAAAGATTCTATCAAATATTCACATTCTTTCCAATTAGACAATACCAAATCCATAGTAGATATTAAATTTGTAAGTCTGAATAATTTGCTAGAAATGCTATTATTAATTTTATCGAAACCCGATTTTAATGAAACTTTTTGAGCGTTTACAAAACAGTCTTCGTATTCTTTTACAACTTCAATATGTAAATCTTGTAACCATTTTTTAGCTGAATTTGTATTATCATCTATTATTTTTGTAAATGGTATACCTTCAAATTTTAAATTTTTATAATTTATAGTTAAAGTGTATTTATTTATCAGTTCGTCTTCCAATTCAGAAGCTTCATCCATAATCAATATTTGTCTTCTTTGTAAGAAATCAGGAAGATTTAAAAATACACTATAATTTAATACAGGAGATTTTGATATCAAACCGTTATTTCTATTTCTATAATAAGGGCATCTGTTTTCTTGGAAGCATTCTAATTTTTGAGACGGTAGTAATGTACAAGGCGCAAAATCGGTAGAAAAACTATTATCTATGTCGCATCTGTAATTTCCCTTTCCTTTGATAATATTTCCATCTATGAACAAATTGGAATATTGATCTTGTAAAGATTTACTAATAGTAAGAATAAAAGCACCGAAAAAATCAACATCTAAAAATTCTTGAGATACGCTAAATTCGTTATCTTTATTTTTTTTGTATATCGAATAATTTTCGATGTATTCTTTTAGATGATCGTCTATTGTGCGGGTACTTTCGGCTATTGTTTTTGCTATATGAGACTTTCCCGAACCTGTGGGCAAACATCCTATGGCAATTTTTTTACCAGAATCCCATATTTTCTGTATCCTTTGAAACGCTTCAATTTGTTGTGCTCTAGGGGATGACCCAACCGGAAAAAAATCTAAAAATCTGGACATCTCTAAAATATAGAGTATTTTTTTAAAGGTGTCAATTCATTTCCAAATTTTTATTCAAAGATTTGGATAGTTCATGATCTACTACTTTTAATACACAAGGAGCAGCATAATAAACAAAATTTTCTTTATCTCTTCCTGTATACAAACGACCAAAATTTTGCTTATTATTAATTTTTGGATAAGATTTCAAAGGTATTTGACTTATATCTAAAATGTTTAAATCTTTTTCTGGTATTTTTATAATAGTACCAGAAAAAACATTGAATATATGTATTAATTTATTTTCCATTTATAGTTAATATTATATTAAAATATTTTGATTTTGCAACCTTTGGATTGAATAATGTAAAATATGGTTCAACGTCAAATAAATGTTTTTTTAGTGTAGATATTCTATAATCAAAATACATCAAATCGTCTTCATCGTGAGATTCTATACCAAATGGTATAGGTATCTCTATTTTATCCTTTGTTTTCTTTTCATTTTCTAGAATAAAAACTAAATAAAAATTTCTTTGGTAGAATAATACCAATTTACCTTTTTTTAAAATTTTATTTTTTAATTCGAACGATATATTTTTTTGCAATAATTTTTTGCAATTATGTTCTATATATGTTCCGTTGATAAGCATATTTTTAACGATCCATGAATGATGCTTTTTCAGCGGGAGTCATTTTTGACAATACTAAGTTATAATACTGCCAAAATTTAGTACTATCTGGATAGGTTTTCAATGGAAGCATTGGCGTTCTTACTATATTTACGCTTTCACCGGGTACGGCTCTCCAGTCTTGCATTATTATATCCCAAAAAAATTCCAAATTTTTAGGTCTTGGTTCGTATGCTCGCGGCAATGATGGTTTCTTGAAATGTAAAAGTTTAAGTCCTTCAGATGAATTCAATAATTTACGATCTAAAGTCAACAACATTCTACGAGTTCTTGGTAATCTGTTTTTATCTCTACGTGTAAAAACAACCTCAACCACATGAGTTTGTGCTATTTGATATAAACCTGATAATCCAATATTACCCATTTTTTGGTTTAGCTACTCCAAATATTCTAGCTTCATTCAAAAATACTAAATTTGAAATGTTATTTAAACTAGCAACTTTAATACCTTTATCATTAGGAAAAATTACACAATCACCCTTTTTAACGGTTTGGCAATTCGGACCAGCTAGATGAACTTTTCCTACTCTCCAAGCAAAATTAACAACATCAACAGGAACCCAAATATTTCCACGTTTAATTTGTGTCCCGTCTGATGAAATATCTATATACTCTACCATTAGAATATCGTCTAATACATCTGTTAATTCCCATCCTTCCAGATTCAAATCAGAATTTTTATAACTTTCTAGTTCAACAAGCCCTTTATTTAAATTTTCTACGTTTTTTGGTATTAGATCAATCATATGTTTTTATTTATCTTCGGTTTTTATATTTTCAAGTAATTTATCGTAAATGTCTATTTCTCTTTTAGAAATTTCATATTCTTTCGCTAAAACATCTTCATTCGACTCTTCTTCATTTTTAAAACCTTTTTTCTTTATATATTCTATTTTTTTATGTATTTTAGGTAAAAGTGTTTTATAGAATTTACAATTATCTAAAAAATTTTCAGAATTGTCTATGCATTTGTCCCATCTATTAGTAGATACATTTATAATTTTACACACATCTAAATCGGACATAGACAACCATCTATTTATAATATAATTAGATATATTATTTTCGTAAATAGGTTCTTTTTCTTTTTTCTTTAAAACCCAATCTAAAAATTCAAAAATATTACTAGTTTGCATACAATTTTTTAAAAAGTTTATTTGATACTTCCCAGTCAGTGCTTAACATCGAATCACCCAATCCATAGTGTACAACTCGTAATGGAAAAACACCAGCTTTAATTTTTAAATTATTTGCTCTTAAACAAAATGAAATGTCATAATGATGAAATTTAAAATTTTCATCCCATTGTAATTGTTTCTCAAGTGCCTTTTCGACATTTACTCCTATAAATAAACCGTCGAGTAATAATGCTCTGCTATCAGTAGGGCCAAAAACAGTTGTCCAAATTTTTTTATCTTTTGAATAATGTGCAACTTCTCCGACATAAGAATCTTGTTTACTCATTAAATGCCATGCACACATATTAGAATTTAGATCACATGCTTTAGTACCAGCTAAACCTATAATATCGTATTTTTCAAATGCCATTTGAATTTTTTCTATCGAAAAAAGATCGTCTATAAGTACATCATCGTGTATAAAAATTACATAATCGTTTTTATATTCTTCGGTTAAGAATCTATTATAAAGTTTAGGCAATCCTTCGGTATTATTTTCTATGATATTAACCTGATGCAACAATGAAGTTTTTTCTATAAAAAGTCCTAATGGTTTTGTTTTTAAGAAATTTTGTTTATTTTCTTGGGTGGCTACTACGAATTTAATGTTTTTCATGTTTTAAATATATATTTGTGCTGTTAAATGATAAGTAATTTTATCATAATGTCTAAAAAAGTCAAAAATAATAAAAGAAATATGAAAACATTAGTTCCACAAACATCTTTAAATGTAAAAAAACAAATAAAAAACGTACTTGATGCGAATAGACGCAAAATGGATTTGAATGAATCTGATATTCCTTTTATTTCTAGTTTTGTTAAAGCTTTATTACAAGAACAGGGAGAGGATAAGGGTGAACCTATACCATCTACAAATGCTCCTGTTACTGAGCCATCAGAAACATCAGATGTTTTTTCGCCAGAAAAAAATAAAGAAGATTTCGAAAAATCTTTATCACAAGAAACCGATCCATCTAACTTTGAAACCGAAGGATTATCTCCTGAAATAACTCAACAAAACATAACCCAAATCAAAACATGGGCTGATAAATTAGATGAATTTGCAAACTTTTTAAATGATCCTGACAAGGGAACATCACTTCATAGAATATTGGCTGATTCCGACAGACCGGGTAGTTTGTTGAGGGGTGTGACTCGTAAGGCTTCCGATTCTATTACTCGTATTGCTGGTGAAGTGGAAAAATTAAAGGAAGTTCTCAATACCTTTATCATAACCGCACCTAAGAAAATGCGTGACAATGAACAATCGGGTAGACCTTCCTAATATATGAAATACGATCAACACTTATTAGAAAGTGCTTATAAAAAAATTTATTTAAAAGAAGAAATTTCTTCATTTGGAGACGGAGAATATGATCCTTTGCCGAATCCCCCGCAAAAATCCGAAGCCGAAATCGACCGTGAAATTGATGAAGAAGATGACCGTGCCGAAGTAACTGATTCTGTACAAGAAATAATAAGTAAATTGGGTGATCGGGTAAATACAGAACCTTTGTTAAAAAAACTTAATGATTTAAGTTCGGATAATATAGAAACTTTAATCAAAACTCTTAATGAAGAAGAACAGTGGACGTTAAAGGATAATCTTATTAGATTTTTATTTATGTTAAGAGGTTATCAATTTTAAAACAAATTTTTTAAAATAAAATCATAATCTATTTCATTTAAATCTTTATCCATAGCCATTTCATTAAAATCTTTATACTTTAAAGTTGGCCATTTAAATAATTTTTCAGAATCATTTAATAGTTTTAATACTTTCTGTTTGGTTTCGTCATCTTTGGTTACTGATATATTATCCAATACCCATATTTTTCTATGAAAAGGAAAAGTATTAAGTTGTTCTTTTTGGGTTTTTGTTAATGTTAATCCGCAAACAGCAACACCGTTTCTAACAAACATAGAATCTATCGGACCTTCAAATAAAAATATATAATCTATATCAGTATCTATGTTTTCTATTCCAAATATAGTCTTGTCATGACCCATTTTTCCCAAATATCTAGGTTCTGATCCATCTAATGCTCTAGTTTGATAAAAGACTATTTTATTAGACATGTCATAAAATGGTATAATCAATCTATTTTTATGAACCTTATCGGTAAAACTTATATAATAACTTTTTGATCTATTTATGGCGGTATCAAGTTTTCTTTCCTTTATATAATCCAATGCTTTATTAAAAAATTTATTATTTTTATAATATTTTTGTTGTATAGGATCTAATATATTGATCGAATCGTAAGGTAAAGAAGGAATAATCAATTCCTTTTTAATTTCTACGTTTTTAATTTCAGATGAAAAATCATCATTCTTATTTTCTAATAATATTTCATCATAAGATTGTCCGGTAATATTAGAAAGCCAATTTATAGCAGACCATGATTTTTGACAATTGAAACAGTATAATGATTGAGTTTTCGGATAATAAAAAAGTCTTTTCTTTTTACCCCAAGAATTACCTTCTCTACATATCGGACAAGATGCATTATAATTCCCATCATATTTATTAAATGATGGATAGCCCGAATAGGTATAAAAAGCATTCAGTATATAATTTTCACTTAATGTCATTGAGTTGGTATTATGACATTAAGTGAAAAAATGTCAACTTTTATTTATCGAAGTCGTTATAATTATCGTCTAACATTCCTTTTTCGCCCCAAGGATCATCCATATCTATACCCAAATCCTTAGCGGTTTCCGGATCAATATCATGAGAAATTGAACTATCCGTATTCATAGGATCAATATCTCCTTCTTCGGTATCGGTTCTAAATGCTTCCATCCCATCGTCTTTACTGTCAAATGATTCCGGTGCTTCTAATTCATCTAATGACGGGTCTTTAACAGCAATTAATTTACCATTTTCTTCGCCCAATTGACCATCTGAAATCATTTTATTTATGATCTTGTCAACTTCTTCTTCTTCATGACCGTATTTAGAAATGTATGCTTTAACTTCTTCTTTTGTAGCAGCTTCATCATCAGATTCGATGATATAATTATAAATATGTTCTTCTACGCTTGAGATCGATTTTGTTTGTTCTTCTTGATTGGCTGCATTTTCATCAAATTCTACAAAATATGAATGATCCGGTGTATTTAAAACGTGCCAGAATCTTTTGAATAACAATTTTCTTTCGTCTGGTCCTAAGCCTTGATTCAAGAAACCATGATTTATGGTGCTTTCCCATTCAGGTTTGGTTTCTGGTAAATTTCCGGTGGATTGTACGTGTTGTAATGCTTGTAGATAGAAATTTTTAAAAGGGCTTTTTAGATTTTTTAAATCTTCGGTCAATTTATCTAAGTTTAAAGTAAATTTAGGGTATACTTTTTTCTTTCTTCCTTCGTTGACTGTTACGACTTTTTCAAAAAGAATGTCAAAATTTGTTTTTTTCATGGTATTTATAAACTATTTATCTTTTTAGGGTACAATTATTTCTTTTTCTGGCGGCATATATATATCTGACATCAAAGAATCTTCATCTCCATAAGCTTTTCCTTCTTTGGTTATGTATAATTCGGTTAATTTTATTCTTTGTTCTGGTGTTCCGTATATCTCAATAAAAGCTGGGCAATCATCTTTTGGAAAAATTTTGCCATCCGACTTTATATATGTCTGTTGAAAAATTTTAAAAATTGAATCGATTTCTTCTCTATATTGAGCATTCGTACTTCTCAAACCGTCATTAACAATATCTATAGGATTTTGTTTTGTCAACGGAAAAAAGAAAATTATATCATACATTCTTAATGTTTCATGTACTATGGTTCTAGTCTTGTCAACAAATTCATCACTTGCTTTTCCGTTTAGATTCAACCAAACAGTATATGCTAGATTATCCAAAACGCATCTGTCATAGATTACATTATCATCTTTTGAAAATTCTATAGCTTGATCTACCAAAACGTCAAGAATAATTTTTTGAGATTCTTCATCGCCTTCTTCATTTATCGTAAGATTTTTTTCTTTGATAATATCCCTGTAGGTCTTTTCGGTGGTTTTATACATCGGCCAATTTTTTAAAAAATCAGAAATGTAAGTTGTTTTTCCTTGGCAAGCTGTTCCGGTTACGCAGATTTTCATATAAAATTTTCCTCCAACACAATTTCAGGAAAATATTTAATCAATACTTCCGTGTGTAAATCGTTATATTCTGTTTTTTCATTCAATTGTTTCAAAACACTTATTCTGTTTACAGGTATAGATGGATTTTCTACTCTAAACTTTAAGGCTAAATCTTTTAAATTCATAGTATCATCATAATCCCAGTCAGCGTTTGCATCAACTGAACATGCGAATAATAGCGATTCAACTATAAGAGAAAATTCTTTTTCTGTCAATGATAAATTAATTTTTTGATCCATAATACATACCTATATATTATTAATCAAAATTATTATAATGTCAAATAGAAGATTCCTTTGGTTTTTCTCCTGCGGTTATGAATTGTTTGAGTTGATCTATTAATGCTTCTGCGTTTTTATCATCTACAGACTTTGCGGCCAAAGATCTTTTAAATTCTTCTTGTCTCTGTTGATCAATGTTAAAAAAATCTTTAAACATTTTTAACAAATCAGTTTTTACGCCAATAACATCATTCGGGTCTGGTAATGATGATTGGTTTATTTGTTCTTCCGAAGGATTTTCTGCTGGTGGTTGTCCTTGTGTTTCTAAATTTTCAGGAGATTGTTGCATATCAGTAGGTATTGGAGCCTCTTCATTTAAAAATATTTTATAAGAATTTTTATATATAGCATCAAATTTAGAAATTTTCATGAAATTACTTATACATTATATCTTATAAAAAAGATAATTATTTATATATGAATTTTAAAAATATTTTAAACGAAAATCTCGAAAATATGATGGGTGATATCAAAAATATGAAACTGTCTAATGATCCGGCTTTAAACATTCAGCCTGAACAATCAAACAATCAACCTCAAAATATTTCACCTCAAAATATTAAACCATCCGTAAAGGTATTTATGGATCCAAAAACAAATCAGTATAAAATTACAGATGGTACTGGTAAAACATTGGCTACTATTAACAATAAAAATGATTTTGCTGTTGTTATAGACGCTTTAAAATCATATGTTAACTAATATAAAAAATATATTTTTAAATGCATCCTCTTTTTTACAGAGCAATGTTGTTCCACCCAAAACTCCTTTATTTTTAGAAGAAGAGTTAGGTGCTGTAAATTTTTTAAAATCTAAAAAATTTTTTATAGTATTTACAAGCATTTTAATAATTTGTTTTTTTTATTTTACAAGTATAGGTATATTATTTTTATTGCCTAATATGCCAGAAAAAATAACAGGATTTGTAACATTATTTTCAAAAACTATAGAATTGTTTACTCTGGTTGTTGGATTTTATTTAGGGGTTCAGACTATTTTAGACTATAAAGTAAACAGTTCAACGTCTACTAATTATAACGCAAATATTACATCTAATACAAATGTAATAAAGGAATATTTGCATTCTCCAAAAGATGATGATTTTACTTTAGAATATGTTTATGAAAAGTGAGTATTTAAATTTTGATTGGTCGCCTATAATAAATTGGGAATCGGGCGGGAAATCGTATTATGAAAAATATTTAAACCGCTTCACGTATCCAGGCGGGGCTTCGGGACCGACTATAATGATAGGAGTAGATTGTGCATATTATAATGAAAACGAATTAAAAAATATTTTTAATTTTTTACCCGAATCTGATATAAAATTAATATTAGGGTGTATCGGAAAAACCGGACCATCGGCTAAAACTTATATTAAAAAATTATCTCATATAAAAATTTCATGGGAAAACGCCGAAAAAGTTTTTTATGATATAATTCTTCCTAAATTTTATAATTTAACCTTAAAAATTTGGCCAAAAGTTGAAAACTTATGTCCCAATGCGCAAGTAGCATTGACTTCTATTGTTTTTAATCGAGGCGCTTCTTTATCTGGTGCATCAAGATTGGAAATGAGAGAGCTAAAGGTTTTAGTGCCATCAAAAAAATATAAAGAAATATCTGACGAAATATTAAAGATGAAAAGATTATGGATTGGTAAAAATTTAGACGGTCTTTTAAAAAGAAGAGAAGAAGAATCTAAATTGGTTTTATCCTGTTTAAACTAACGATTCAACAACTTAAGTAATATTTCTTTTTGTTCTCCGGTTAGTCCTAAACACGGTATACCATCAAACATTAAAGAATTTTGGCAAAACGTTTCGTCAATTATAGGAATTTTTCGATTTTTACAGAAGATTTTTTTGCAATAAGAATAAACTTTATCTATAAAAAAATCAGGATCTTCTAGGTGTTCGGAAAAATCTGAAAAATCTATGTCGGTATCAAAAAATATAAGTTTCATATTTTTTTCGGAACTTATTTTTTTCAATTCTAACTCAACCTCAACTATTGTTTTTTTTAAAATATCATTTACACAACGAATATTCTTTTTTATTCTTCCTTCTTCTAAAAGATTCCACTCGTACAAATAATCTAATATCTCGACTATTAGATCATTACTAAAAGAATTAATAGAAAATAGTAAAAGTCTTTCTGATAAAATACAATATAGATGATTATTTATTTGTATCACAAGAATTTATTATAGCATTTAATATAACCTTTTCAACTATTTCCGGTGAAAGACTACAATTCGCCTGTGAAATACTTTCCTTAAGATCTTTAATATTGTTATATATCTTATTTTGAATTTTAGATATTTTTATTTTATCTTCAAAGTTAACATTTTCAAAAATAGTTTGTTCTCTTATTAGCAAAGACTCTAAAAAAGGTTCAGATAATTTTTTAATCGAATCGGCTATACGTTTATAAAATCTATCTAAAGGAGATTTATACTTTAAATCATTGTTTTGATTTAAAGTTTCGAATAAATGAGTTAATATTGTTGTTTTTTTTACTTGCTCTTTAATTTTTTGGTACATTATATTTCCTTTTATATGATTGCCTCCGTATGGGTTATATGGACAATTTGAAGACATATTAGGTGAACCACAATAAATACATTTATCGTATTCGTCCATATGAGCATGAGCATTTACAGGAGAGTATATACATCCTGATCCATAATTAGATGCTCCGCAATAAACACATTTCATACTTCTAGTCCTTTATCAAATTTATAAACATTTTTAATTTCTAAAATTTTATTTTTATTATTGTTTAAAAAATTTTCGGCTATTTCTATATTATATTTATTATTATATGATAAAAAATTATCTTTTGTCAAGAAATTATATTCTTTCGGGTAACAAACATATGTAGATTTATGGGTTATTTTAAAAAAAAGTAACCAAAACGATTTGTTTGTATGTGATGCCTGTGATATCCATTTGTCGAGTATACCACATTTTCCTTCAAACAAAGAATGAAATGGAAAATCTTTATAATTTTTTACTTCTATAGAAAAATGAGATAATTCTTCTGGTACTACTATATCTCCTTCATTTAGATCTTGCTGTTCTTTAGTATATTTAGAAAAATTAGAAATATTTTTACCTCCAAAAAAAGCACCAGATGTAAAAACTCTCATGAAAGATAACCCAAAACACTCAGAAAGCATATTGCAAACATATTGTTCTCCTCTTTTTCCTTTGTTTTTATTTTTATTTGGCATTTTTCTTTGATTTTCTTTTTTTATTAGATTTTTTTCCTGTGGCAAAAACAGTCAATTCGGGTGGATTTCTTTTGATAACCTTACCTAAAACTTTAGGAATTCTGTTGTCTCCAGCAGTTTTATCGGCCCATGATGTAGAAACATCACCAAAAACACTCATAGCGCCTCCAGCGGTATTACTTTCCATTATTTTTTTATATAGAATGTTAAAATTATTATTTTTCATTAAATATACTTACATTTTTGGCCTAAAATATTCTAAATGTATTCTAAATATATTACAAATATTATTCTATATATTATAAATATAACTTCTAAAACCCGCCCCCCTCCCCTTTAAATTATACTATATTTTTTAAATGTCAAGTATATTCTTAATAATTTTAGTTAACAGACAATAAAATATAACAGTATAACAGATAATATTTGTCTAAAACCCACCCACCGCCCTTAAGCTTAATCTGTAATATTTCTTATGTCAATAAAAAAATTTGCATATTTTTAAAAAATGTGATAATATAGTAAATATATGGATATTTTAGAAGAATATAAAAAAGAAATAACAGAGGATACTAAAATAGACCAGATTAATATTTTGGATAAACAGTTGATGCTTCCTTCTATAAAACATAAATGGGTTGCTAGATTGATAGATTCTAAAAAAAACTTAAATAAATTAAACAAAAAGAAAAAAGATATTAAAAAATTAGTAGTAGAACAAATTCAAGATAATATACCTAAAAATTTACCAAAAGCCGCGCTTGATCTAAAGATAGAAGGATCGGAAAAGGTAAAAGAAATTAACGACGAAATAGAAAAATATGAATTGTTAATAGATTATTTAGAAAAAGTTGAAAAAATATTTTCAAGCATGAGTTTTGATTTTAAAACTGCTACTGATTTAATTAAAATGGAAACAACATGATATCCATAGATTTTTATAACGATAAAAAAAATTTAATGCAAATAGTTTCTGACTCTGATGAGTTGGAACTTATAAGGCATCATTTTTCGTGTCCAAATCCAGCAGCAATATCTAGAAATAAATTCATACCAAAAAGATTGTATGCGATAACACCAGCCGGAAAATTTGAATCTGGTTTGTTGGAAGAAATAAAAAAATATCTAATTTCAGAAAATCTAAGGTTTGAAATATCCGAAGACATAAAAAATTCAAAAATCGTTTTTAACGCATCTGAAATAGTGCCTATGCATATTCCATATAGGGAATATCAAGAAAACGCGATAGTGACCGCTATAAGAGAAAACAATGGGGTTATTGTTGTCGGTACTGGTGGTGGAAAAACACTACTGACGGCTGGATTGATTGTAAACTTACGAGAAAATTTAAAAAAACTAAATGCTAAAGTTTTGGTTACGGTTCCAACGATTCAACTTGTGGAACAAACTGCATCAGATTTTAAAGAATACGGTCTGACGAAAATATCAAAATGGTCGGGTAAAAACAAATTAGATGCTGACGCCGAAATTATTGTAGCCGGAACACAATATCTGGTAGGAAAAAATACAGATTTATCTATATTAAACGACATAGATATTTTAATAATGGATGAGTGTCATGTACTTAAAAAAAATAACGAAATAAATAATATTTTTAAATTTATAAAAACCCCGTTCAAATTCGGATTAACCGGATCACTACCAGAAGAAAAAATAGACCAATGGAATATAAACGGTAAACTGGGACCAATAATTTTCGAAAAGAAAACCGACGAACTCAAAAAAGGCGAGTACGTTTCAGACTTCCAAATTTATCTTATAGAAATTGATCATGGTAAAACAAATTTTCCGTTTAATCCCAACTCACCTACATCTAAATATGAAAATGAATTAACATATTTGATGACGTGTGAAAAAAGAAATGATATAATCTCAAAACTGGTTAACAAAATAAATAAAAACACAATTATAATGGTTGATCGCATTTTGCACGGCGAAGAATTGTTAAATAGCCTTAAAAAAATATGTATCGATTCCCCTGTTTATTTTATACAAGGATCAACCGAAATGGAAGATCGGGAAAAAATAAAAAATTTGATGGAGAACGAAAGTAATGTTATAGTTGTTGCAATATCTAAAATATTTTCAACTGGCATAAATATACCAAATCTTCATTCGATTGTTTTTGCATCCGCTGGAAAAGCTAAAATAAAAATAGTACAAAGTATAGGACGTGCTTTGCGTTTACATCCTACAAAAGAAAAGGCTTATATTTTTGACATAGCAGATAACACGTATTATGGTAAAATACATAAAGACGAACGCAAAAAACTTTATAAGGCCGAAAAATATCCATTTATAGAAAAAAACATATGAGAAGAAAAAAAATTAACCCTGATTTATTGGTAATAGACGATCAAGCATTGGAAGACATGGAAAGAGAGTTATTACTGGAAAGTGATGATGACAATTCAACTGACTACGATGAAGATGATGATTTTTTAGATTCAGAAGAAGATTCTGACGAAGATTCTGAAGACATCTCTGAAAATACAGTGAAAACAAAACCGGAAAAGAAAAAAATTTATATAGTGCCAAAGGAATTTGATGATGCTATTATGGAATATTATAAAACCGGAAATCTTACAAACCAATTAGCCGAAATGGTTGATAAAATTGCTCAAAAACTTGCTTATGCTCCAAATTTTATTAACTACAGCTATAGATCTGATATGATAGGTGATGCTATTATAAAAATGATGAAAGCTCTAATTGGTAAAAAATATCAACATAATAAAGGTTCAAATCCATTTTCTTATTTCACTAGAATAGCATTCAATGCTTATAGAAACCGAATCAAAATAGAAAAAAGAAATCAAGAAATCCATGAAAAATATAAAGAAGAATTGATGATGTTTAGCGAGCAATATAACACCATAGTAAAAAACAAAAATATAAAGATTAATAACGATAGATGAAACAATTTAAAAGCAATAAGATAGGAATTTTTTCTGATATACACATTGGATTGGGACAGGATAGTTCCATATGGCACGAAATAGTTTTGAATTTTGGTAAATGGGCATCCGAAACTTACAAAAAAAGAGGAATTACCGAAATTGTCATACCCGGTGATGTGTTTCATAATAGATCCGAAATCTCCGTAAAAACTCTTGATGTGTGTAAACAGTTCTTTGATTATTTTAAAGATTTTGAATTGATTATTTCGGTAGGAAATCATGATGTTTTTAAAAAAAATGCATCTGACATACATTCTCTAAAACTTTTATCAGAGTGGAAAAACATAACTATAATTGATCTTAAACCTGAAATATATAAAACCGTAAAAAATAAAACTGTTTCTTTTATACCATGGGCAACCGATATAGAAAATTTTCCGGTAACAGATATTTGTTTCGGTCATTTGGATATACAATCATTTTATATGAATGGTTTGAAATTATGTGATCATGGGTTTGAATCAAAAAATCTTTTCGAAAAATCAAAATATATTATATCTGGACATTTTCATAAAAAAGAATTTAGAGAATATACGGATGGTAATATTCTTTATGTGGGTAGTCCATTTCAACATAATTTTGGTGATGTTGGAGACGAAAGAGGAATTTACATTTTCGATTTTGAAAAAAATAATTTTGAATTTATACAAAACACAGAATCACCGACACACAAAAAGATTAAAATATCTGATATATTAGATAAAAAAATTAAATCCGAAGATCTTAAAAGAGACGTACCAAACAATTTAATTTGTTTGATAATAGACAAATCTATTACACCTGATGTATATTCAGTATTAATATCGAAAATTCAAAATTTAGAGCCTAAAATTTTAAAAATCGAACACGCAGAACCACAAAAAGAATTGAATACTGATGGTAGCGAAGAGTTTGAATTATCCGATATATCCAAATCATTAGAAGAATACGTAGATTCTATGGATATTCAAAATAAAAAAGAATTAAAAGATTATATATTAAATATATATGATAATTTAAAATAAATTATCCGCCGCTTTTGCCTGATGAAAAATCTTGTTTAAATCTTAAAAGAAAATCAGGAATTTTTTGGTTTCTTATTTGTAAATTATAAACCAGTCTTTTGGCTTGATCAATTTTTTCTTTTTTAACTTCTTCCGCCAAAGAATTTAAAATTTTCGGGTCTGTGTTTATAATATCTCCGATAGATTTATTATTATTTAAAAGATCTACTATCTTATCAACCGAAGCTGTTGCATCTAATTCTGGATTGACCATAGAATCTATAGCAGCACGATCAGAATCAGGATATTTCATGGAGTTAACCTCATCGGCTTTAATATTAGAAGGAAACAAAGCAGAACCTAACATTCCGGCTACAGCTGCACCAGTTTTTAAATTTAATTCGTTTATTATAATATTATTATAAACTTCTTCCATCAATAATGTATCATTATCTCTCATATTTTAAATACTTATACCTATATGTTATACAAATAATATTTTAACCAGCAACAGATAGATTGAGTGATGTTGTAGCGGAACAAACATAAGAATTACCAGATTGTCCTTCTAACGAAAAAGGACTAAAATATCTTTCTGCTACTGCATCAAAACTTCTTCCTAACATAGTACAAGTAGCAGTAGCACCGGAAAAAACACCTGCGGTTGGAGTTGTTACCAACCAATCATTAGGTCCATATATACTAGCAGGACTTCCTACATTTCCGATCAAATTTAAACATACTGTGTTACTATTACTACTAGCAACAGTACAAGAATATCCACAATTAATACTGGCAGAATTTATTTGTTGCGTTCCGTTTGGAAGCAGCAGTTCAACGTTATAATTTACAGAAAACGAATCGCCAAATGAATTTGCAGCAGAAAAATTTCTTGTTTTCGATCCACTCACTGTACCGTTGCGATACCATGTACCACTACCGTAATAGCTACCACTATCAGCGAAACTATGACTAAAGTTTACTGTCCAAGTTGATCCGTTTGCTATATTTTGCCAATCGGTTAACGGTATACACAACGTTCCTCCTCTCGGTATAGGTGCTGGTGTTGGTGTTATCGTTGGAGTATTTGTAGGCGTTGGAGTATTTGTGGCAGTTGGTGTATTAGTAGGTGTTAATGTAGGAGTAGGAGTTAAAGTGTTAGTAGGTGTTAATGTAGGAGTAGGAGTTAAAGTGTTAGTAGGTGTTAATGTAGGAGTAGGAGTTAAAGTGTTAGTAGGTGTTAATGTAGGTGTCGGGCTAGGTGTATTAGTAGGTGTATTAGTCGGTGTTGGTGTATAAGTTCTAGTAGGTTGGAATGTTTGGGTTGGTTTGGGTGTGGGTGTTAATGTAATATAAACCACCGGATCATCTACATCGTCAACACTAGGATCACCATAACAAGAAATATACATTATAAATAATTAATATATTCTATTGATTTTATTACTAAATGTATTAATATATAAAAATGGAAAACAATGAAGTTGGAATTGGTTTAATTGATATATACGATGACAAATCTTTAGTAGACTGTTCTTATAGTTTATCTAAAACTACAAACAATGCGTCAGTTTATGTGATTTCAAACAGAATTTTAGGACTTAAAGATTTTAAATATGATGAAAAACTAACTCATCATGTTTCTATGGCAACATTAAGAAATCATTGTATCGCACACTTTAGAGGATTAGGTCTTAAATATATATTTTTAATAAATTCAAATGTTATTATAACTGACCCAAATTTTATTGAAAATACAATTAAAACCGCCGAAGCATTTGGAACATGGTTTATGACCGGATATCAAGAAAATCCTACACATCTTGATGATTCTGATGCAAGTCGATCATTGTGTGTGAATACTAAATTAAATACAGATTTTATATTCTTACGCTCTGGTATTATTGGAAATTTGGGATATTTTGATGAAAGATATATAAACACAAAAGATTTGGACGTATTAGATTATATAAATAAAGCCCGTAAAATTGAAATTTATCCACCACATCCATTTCATCCAACAGTAGGAAATATTTTAAAATATTCTGATTCAAAAATTCAAAAGGTAGACCATTCTGATATATTAGATACTAAAAACAAATCTGTAGGGTTTTCTTATGGATATTTTCACCACCAACATAAATATATTCCGGATCATGATGAGATAAAATCTATATCAAAAGACGAATTAATTGTTTTTATGGGAGATTTGCAACAAAATTATGCTACATATGGAAAATGAAAAAATTGGGTGTGCTTTAATAACCTGTGATAGACCCGATTTTTATAAAAAATCGTTAAATTCTTTATTGGATGCGGCTCAAGATAAAAATATAGAATATGTTGTAATAAATGATGGATTAGATAAGCTTCCCCTTTATCCTGTTAATTTTATCGAAACTGGTGGTAAAAAAGGCGTTGCTGTTGCTAAAAATCTAGGGTTAAAATTTTTGATTGATACCGGATGCACACATTTATTTTTAATGGAGGACGACATTGAGATAGTTGATAATAATGTATTTTCTGAATATATAAAAACCTCAAAAAAGACCGGAATAAAACATTTAAATTTTGGATTGCACGGAAACCATAATAGAGATTCTTTCGGGAATCCTACTATTATAAAATCTATTAATTATGGAAATAATACTATTATAGATTTATACCCAAATATTTTAGGAGCATTTAGTTACTATCATAAATCAGTAATAGAAAAAATTGGTTTTATAGATGAAGAATATTATTTAAGTATGGAACATGTAGATCATACATATAAAGCATCTTTAAATAACTATACAAGCCCTTGGAGATATTTTGCGGATATTCATAGATCGCATGAATATCTTATAGATATTGTACCAGACCATCAACAAAGTAAAATTAGAAACGAATCAAATTTTCAAGAAATTTTTAAAAAAGGATTAGATCTTTTTATAAAAAAGAATGGTTTCAGCGTTGTACAAGGATACGGACCCAAAGAAAATTTTGTAGATGAAAAAACCTGTAGAGAAAAACTTAAAGAAATTTATCACATGACAAATATTTTACCTACAGCAGAATCTACCAAATTATCAACCCAAGCATAGACTTCGGTTTCAAAATAGGAAATAATATCATCTATTTCTTCTTGAAGTTCTGGTGTTATTTGTACAGAATACGGACCTTGAGGAGTTCCCCAAGTAAAATATGTAGGCAAAACTTTAGGAAATTCTCTATTAAAAACAATTTTTCCGGTTATTATATATTGAGCTATTACTTCATTTGTAAACTCATAAACATTTCTTAATTTTCTATCTCTTGCTGATTTAAAAGTACCTAGAGCATGAGCAACTTGTCTTTGAATTTCTCTTATATTTCTTATTTTTTTAAAATCGGGTTCATAACTAGAAACTTTTAAATTTCTTTTATAAATTTTTTCGGAAACACTATTGATCATTTTTTGAAGCATATTATCAAGTTGAATATATTCGTAACTATTACCATTAATATCACCAGATCTTCTTAGAGCATGACCGAATCGATGCGCTAATGTCCACGCAGTAGTAGGTACTTTTTCGGCTCCTTTATTATTAGTAAAAAAAATTGTAATATTATTTTCATTAATAGGAATATCTAATTTTAATTTATCTCTAATAAAATAAGGATCTACTTCGCCAACTTCGGTATATTTCCATCCTTCTTTTGTAGAAACCATATAGATATCAAAATCCTGTCTGGTTTTAGCCCAAAGTTTTTTTATTTTTTCTACACCAGCATTACTAGTTAATATACCACGACTTGCCTTATCGTATCCTCTTTTTTTAGAAGTCGGTTCCCATTCACCAACTAAATTAAAACTATCTATCGGTGCCTCTTTTAATAAATTAGAATATATGTTTTCTAAAAAAATTTGATCATTATCTCTCATTTTTTCTTTTTTCTTTTTTTAGGAACACAGTTAGGAACCATTCTTTTTCCCTTTTTCTTCATTCCTTGCTGCTCATATCCTTCCCAACAAGCTTCTAATATCATATTAAAATCTAAATATGATTCTGTCTGAGATTCGTTTTCACTAGATGATATAGCACCGATTTGAGCTACTGCTTTCTTTTTAGTACCATGCGTACCAAAACATTTATTTCCTGCTTTTTTACAAACTTTATATTTATTACCGGATTTTTTTATAGTGTAGGGCATATTATTACTTATTACTAACAATTAGCATTATCGTATGTACAAGATCCATCGTCACACATATAGTTAACATTTGGATTATAATTAGATGAACAATAGTCTGTACATCCTCTTACTTCTGGTAAACATGAACCATCATCAAATTGAGCCGAATAACTATAATTCGAAGAACATGGATTTGTACAACCAAAATATTCAGGACAATTTGCATAATCGTAATTACAAGACCCATCATCACATAAAACAGATGGGTTATAGTTAGATGAACAATAATCATTTAAACAACCCTTACTTTCAGCATTACACGATCCGTCATCTATTACCGCAGTATAATCATAATTCGATGAACATGGATTTGTACATCCATATGTTATTAGAGTTCCGATTGCGTTTTGATATTCTATTGGATATCCGCCATATTGATCGGTGCAATTTGAACAAGTTCTACTTTGTTGAAAGTATTGTCCTTGCGGAACAGTGGAAGGATCAGGTGTCCAAGATGTCCAATTTGGTGTTGTAATACCAACAGCAGATTTAGTTTGATTCGTAAAACAACCTCCCAAGTCACTTCTAGATTGTGTGAAAATTGTATTAAAGCAATAGTTAGTCGGTTCTGGTGTCCAATTTGACCAATTAGGAGTTGTACAAGGTTCTGAATACTCATAGGTTCTTATAACACCGCTTTCACATTTAACGCCTGCCCAAGATACACTTCCAACTTCAGGTGGACATGTACCACAATTCTGCGAACTTGCGTATCTTCCGTATTCATCATAATTCCATATATATTCTCCTAATTGAATAAATTCACAATTCGTTTCTCTGCCATAACCATATCTTAAATTTGGTTGTATCGTACATGTGAAATTTAATATACAATCACCTCCGGTATTACAATATGGATCATAATAACTAAGAATACTACCACTACCGAAACCACTGCAATCATCTGGACCGCAACTTCCAGTATGATATGCAGAATCTGGTGGATACTCAATTTTCATTTCTCTTGTTTTGTAATAAGTACCGTTAGATAAAAATTTACAGCTTGTATTTACTATAGGTGCTGGCGGCGTCCATTCGGGTAAAACTATTAAAGTAGGCGTAGGATTAGGTGTATTAGTAGGTGTTCCTGTTGGTGTATTAGTAGGTGTTCCTGTTGGTGTATTAGTAGGCGTCTCTGTCGGAGTATTAGTAGGTGTCTCTGTCGGAGTATTTGTTGGTATAGGTGTATTAGTAGGTGTTCCTGTAGGTGTTATAGTGGGATTATTAGTAGGTAAAGGTGTATTAGTAGGTGTTCCGGTAGGAGTGCTAGTAGGAACCAGAGACGGTACAGGCGTGGGTGTAGGAGGAACTGGTGTAGAAGTAGGTCTAGGTGTGGGGGTAGGTGTATACAAATAGTCAGTATCACAACACGTAATTGTTTTACCATCAAGACATTCAAAAACCATATGTGGAATTTTTCCATAATCCACAGATTTAAAACGACCTCCAGCTAAATTTATTTTATTATACACTTTGAATACTTATTTTTTTTTACAAAAAATATTGATATTTATTGTTTTTGTAATAATATATAATATAAATTATGCCAAAAATTGGAGTAGCTATTATAACCTTTAACAGACCCGACTATTATAAACAAGTATTAGAAAAGATACCAAAAAATAAAATAGATCATTTAATTGTTATAAATGATGGTAAAAATGTATATGTTGAAAATAATGATGCTGATTGTGTTATAAAAAATAATACTCAATTAGGGGTAGCCATTTCAAAAAATAAAGCTCTAAAAATTTTAATAGAAAAATACGAGTGTGATTATATCTTTATAGTCGAAGATGATGTTTTAATTTTAGATGAAAACGTTTTTGATATTTATATTGATACTGCAAATATTTTTGGGGTGCATCATTTAAATTTTGAAAAGGTTGCAGGAAATGATAAGACTTTAAAATATTCGTATGAATCACCGTCAGGACATTCTATTGGTTTTTATCACAACCCTCAAGGAGCATTTTCATTTTTCAATAGCAATATAATTAAAAAGTTAGGATACTTTGATGAAAATTATACTAATGCATTTGAACATATTGATTTAGAATATAATTTAGCTAAAAATAAAGTAGCACCACCCTTTTGGTATTTTCCTGATGTTTTACATTCCGACAAACTTTTAACTACCATTGAAGGAAGTGATGAAAATTCTACTATAACAAATAAAGAAAAATACAGAGAAAATTGGGATAAATCAGCCGAATATTTTGTAAAGAAACATGGATTTTTTACAAATACGATTCAAGAAATAGATAAAAAACTTCTACCGATGTTTTTAATACATCTTGAAAAAAATTATAGCAGAAAAAAACTATACAATAAGAATAAAAAGTTAGCAATCATAATTCCTTACAGAGACAGAAAATTAGCATTGGATACTATTATACCAAAACTGTCCGAATATGTGTCAAAACAAGTTGAAAATTTTGAAATGTTTGTTGTAGAACAAGACAATAATAATCCTTTTAATAAAGGACTATTAAACAATCTCGGATTTTTAATAAATCCTGATTTTGATTATTATTGTTTTCATGATGTTGATTTGATACCAGAATTTTCGGATTATTCTTATCCCGAAAAACCAACACATTTAAGTTCTCATTGTAGTCAATTTAATTATATTAATATTCCAGATAAAATAATGGGAGGAGTTATAACTTTTCAAAAAGAACATTTTATAAAAGTAAACGGATATCCTAACAATTTTGAAGGATGGGGGAAAGAAGATGATTGCTTATATTTGAGATGTGAAAAAAATAATTTAAATCCGTATAAACATCCATTCGGCCGATATTTTTCAGTACCTCATCAACATAGATTAACAAATGAAATTGAAAATGAATTACATCTAAAAAACGGTAAAAAGTTTAAAGAAGAATCCGAAGGATTATCTAACGGAGATATCAATGGGTTATCAACCATTGACATTAATAAATTTTTACTTAATATTAAGAAGGAAAATTTATATACACATATAAAAATTAAATTATAATCATGAATAAAAAATTATCAATTTTGATGTGCGGTTTGAAAGACAGAGAGCCGCTATTAATGAACTTGGCTAAAATTTTGAAAACTCAAGGTGATGGGCGTATAGAAATATTAGCAAATATAGACGCAGGAGAATCCTCTATTGGAAAAAAAAGAAATGAACTTTTATATTCTGCAAAAGGAGAATATGTTTGTTTCGTTGATGACGATGATATGATATCACCATATTACATATCAAAAATATTAAATGGTATAGAAACAAATCCTGACTGTGTAGGTATTAAAGGTGTGATAGTACAACGAAATATACAACCAAGAATATTTATACATTCGGTACAATATAAGGATTGGTACGAAGAAAATAAAATATATTATAGGTGTCCAAATCATTTAAACCCAATAAAAAGAGAAATAGCCAAACAAGTAGGATTTCCTGATGTATCCTATCATGAAGATCAAAATTTTTCATTAAGAGTTAAAGACCTTTTAAAAACCGAATCGTTTATAGACGAACCACTTTATTTTTATTATCCATCAAAATAATATGCAGACAGATCATAAACTTTTAATCAAATTTCCCACCAGAAACAGACCAGAAAAATTTTTTTCGGTTCTTGATGAATATATAAAAAAGGCAAATAATTTAAACAAAATTGCTTTCCTGATTACTCTTGATAATGACGATCAATCTATGAAAAAAAATATCCATAGATTGGAAGAGTATAAAAAAATATGTAAATTAGTATATTTTTTCGGTGACAGCAAAACGAAAATACAAGCTTGTAACGCAGACATAAATAAGGTTTCTGGTTGGGATATTATTTTATTGGCCTCTGATGATATGATTCCGATTATAAATGGATACGATGATATTATTAGAAAAGATATGAATGATTTTTTTGGGGATATGGACGGAGTTTTGTGGTATAATGATGGCGGACAAAATCGAATCAATACCCTTTCTATATTAGGAAAAAAATACTACGAGAGATTTGGTTATATTTATCATCCAGATTATATTAGCCTTTGGTGCGATAACGAATTCACCGAAGTATCGGAACGTTTAAATAAAGTATATAAATCCGATAAAATTATTATAGAACATAAACATCCAGCATACCAAAAAACAAATTATGATGAATTGTATGTAAGAAACGAATCATACTTTAGCATAGATAAAGAAATATACGAAAGAAGAAACGCTAAAAATTTTGATTTAGATGAAAAAGATTATCCTATAAGTTTATCGATTTTGACTCCGTCCGTACCAGAAAGGATAGAATCGCATCTAATTCCTCTTTTAAATAAAATTAAAGGTCAAATCGGAGATTTGCCAATAGAACATTTAGTTTTAATAGATAATAAAAAAAGAAGCATTGGTTATAAAAGAGATAGTTTGGTGAAAACCGCTAAAGGAAAATATTTGGCGTTTGTTGATGACGATGATGATATATCAGAAGATTATGTTTCTGAATTATATGACGCAATATCAAAAACTAATGTAGATGTGATAACATTTGACCAATATTGTTATGTCAACGATAATGGAGTTAGTGTTATAAATTTTTCATTGAATCATAAAGAAAATGAAAATTACCGCCCAAACTCTAATATAAAAAGAATGCCTTTCCATGTGTGCGCTTGGAGAAGTAAAATAGCCCAAAAATATGATTTTGTCGATTTAAATTACTCCGAAGATTGGTATTGGTGTGAGCAACTTTTAAAAGAAACAAAAACAGAATTTCATATAGATAAAATTTTACACTCATATATCTATAGTGATAAAGTTACAACAACACCTCATAGATAAATGAAAAAAATGATAACTTTTTGTCTTTTTGGTGATAAAAAGATCTTTCAAGAGGGGGCAATTAAAAACATAAAATTGTCTCAAGAAATATATCCAGATTGGATATTAAAATTTTATGTATTCAAAGAAGATTTTAATTTTTCATCAAGACTCGAAAACTATAAAAATGTAGAAGTTGAAAAAATTGATAAAGATGGAGGGTTTTATTCGACTATTTATAGATTTTTACCATTAAGCGATCCGAGTATTAATTATTTTATATCAAGAGATTGCGATTCTCGTATATCTTATAGGGAGAAACTTGCGGTAGATGAATGGATAAATTCAAATAAATGTTTTCATATAATGAAAGATCATCCTTTTCATATAACACCGGAATATCCTATTTTAGCTGGTATGTTTGGATCAAAGGGAGGCATTTTTCCTGATATTAAAAACTATATGAAAAATATATGTAAAAATTTTGAGGATCAAAAAGGAATAGATCAAAAGTTTTTATACCATTTATATCATGATTATGTAAAAAATGATTATATATTGCATCATTCTGAAAACTTTCCTACACCTAGAGACTTTAAAAAAGATAAAATATTTTTTGTGGGTCAAGCCTTTGATGAGAATGATAATTTTCACGCCAACTGGAAAGTTGATTTAGAAAAATTAGGTATAAATATAAATAACTATCAATGATTTATATATATCATCATTTAGGTCTAGGGGATCATATAATATGTAATGGTTTGGTCAGATCGTTAATAAAAAATAATTTAGAATATACTTTGTTCGTTAGACCCCAATATTTAAATAGTGTTAAATATATGTATAAGGATTTAACAAATTTATCATTTAAAGAAGGATGTGATAACAGTATAAATAATTTTTTATATAGTATAGATGTTCACAATCAAATTAGAATAGGATTTATACAAGCACCAGAAAATTATTCTTGGGATGAATATTTTTATATCCAAAAAAACATATCATTCATAAATAGATGGGAAATGTTTAAAATAGATAGAGATTTTTATAAAGAAGATGAACTGTTTAATAAATTAAATCCAGAAAATTCTAAATTTGCTTTGATACATAATGCTGGTAGTGATGGTAATGATCGTATAGATTATTCTAAAATAGATCCAACCTTAAAAATTATTAAAGTTTCTCCCGAACACACAGATAACATTTTTAGTTATTTAGGATTGGTTTATAGAGCAGAAGAGATACATTGCGTAGAATCTTGTTTTAATGTGTTAGTTGATTCTCTAGACGTTAATACTAAATTATTTTATCACAAAAATCATAATAGAAGAAGTGTAGAAAAAAATCAACATAAACTTAAAAAACAATGGATTATAGTATAAAAAATTTTGAAGAATATTATGATGTATTACCAAACGGATTAATACATCAAAAAAAAATTATAAATGAAATTAAAAAATATGATTTTGAATATGTAAATGATCGATACAATTTGTATGGCGATCAATGCGATATGATGTCTTATTTAAGGTATGGTTTTTTAATGGGTGCTATAAAAGAAATACCAAAATCTATATTGGATGTTGGGTATGGTAATGGAAGTTTTTTAAAAATATGTAAAAATTCAATTAAAACTTGTTATGGTAATGATATTTCGGGGTATCCCTTACCTAAAAATGTTTATTTCGTGGATGATATAACAAAAGATTATTACGATGTTATTAGTTTTTTCGATGTTTTAGAGCATTTTGGTGATATAAATATAATAAAAAAATTAAATTGTAAATATATTTATATAAGTGTTCCAGAGTGTCATTTTATTAACAAAGAATGGTTTTGGAATTGGAAGCATCGTAGACCAGACGAACATTTATGGCACTTCAATATTGATTCTATAACGTCTTTTTTTAAAACAAATGGTTTCGATTTAGTTTCATCATCAAACGTGGAAGATATCATCAGAAAACCTTCCGACGAAACATCAAATATTTTATCTTGTGTTTTCCAAAAAAAATAATATAATATTTTAAATGAAAAATATTATATTTGAAACTTTAAAATTTCAAAACTTTCTATCGGTTGGGAATTCGCCAATCGAAATTAATTTTACTCAAGGTATTAATATAATAACCGGAGAAAATCTAGACAATATAGGTAGTAGAAATGGCATAGGAAAAACTACTATATTAAATGCTTTATATTGGAATATTTTTGGAGAGACTATCAACGATCTTAAAAAAACAAGAATACAAAATAATAAAAGTAAAGATGAATGTTTTAGTGTTTTAAATTTTAGTGCCGAAAAAGACCTTTTTAAGATCAAAAGAGTTTTAGAGCCAGCATCAATAAAAATTTTTAAAAACGATGAAGATATAACATTATCTACTATCGAAAAAAACAATGAATATATATGTGATGTATTGGGGGTAAATCAAGATGTATTTAAAAATTCTGTTATATTATCGTCAGATAACACCATACCTTTTATGGCGCAAAAGAAAATAGAAAAGAGAAAGTTTATAGAAGGCGTCATGAATTTAAATATTTTCAGCGAAATGCTTTTAAAAATAAGAAAGGATTACAATGACACTAAAAAAATTTCTGATACAAAAACCGTTCTTTTTACCAGCGAGCAAAAAAATCTAGATAATTTAAAAAAACAAAAAATAAACAACGAAATTCTTAAAAATGAAAAAATTGAATCGTTATTAAATAGAATCGAAGACAATAAGAAAGAAATTAAAAATATACAGAATAATGATTTTGATGTAACAAATACCATTAAAAACCTACAAGAAGAGTTGTATAATAAAGAAGAAAAAATAAACGACATCGAAACAAAAGATTTTATAAAAATAAATGAAAAGTTAAAAGATTTTGAAATTTCTTTAAATGTAAAGAAATCAAAAATAATAGATTTGAATAAAGAATTAGACAATCTTAAAAAAGCAACAGGTGTTTGCCCTAGCTGTAAAAGACCTTACTCGGAAGATAAATGTTCAAGCGAAGATAGAATAAATGAAATAACAACAGAACTTGATAACCTAAAGAAAGACTTTAACGATATTTCCGATGAAGACGAAACATTAAAACTTAAATTAAACAAAATAAAAGAGATATTACAACAATCAAAAATTAAAAACGTTCAAATAAAAAAAGAAATAGAAAGACTTAAAAATTTAGATAATCAGATTAAAATTATAGAAACTAAAAACGAAGAGATATTAAAAAATATAGAAGCACTAAAGGATGAAAAAGACAATACTGATATATTAATAGAAAATTTAACAACCGAAATAAAAACAATACAAGAAGAAATAAAAACCTTATACAAAGAACTCGACATCCTAGAAAACGCTAAATTGATAGTTTCAGAAGACGGTGTTAAAACTATAATCATAAAGAAAATTTTAAAATTTTTAAATGAAAGATTGAACTTTTATCTTTTAACACTAGAAGCACCATGTTCATGTTATTTTGACGATACATTCGATACGACCATAAAAACATTAAACGGTAAAGATATGGATTATTGGAATTTATCTGGTGGAGAAAGAAAAAGAGTTGATGCTGCTGTAATTTTTACATTTCAAGATTTATTAAAAATGCAAACTGGTATAAATTTTAACATCAGTATATATGATGAATGGGCTGATAGCGCATTAGATGAAAAAGGACTGGTAAAATTTTTGGAAATTTTAAGAAATAAAGTTAATAAAGAAAACGAATCAATATATATAATATCTCACAATCCAAATATTTCCAATATGGACATAGATAATATAATATTCCTACAAAAGAAAAACGGTATTACTTCTATTAAAGTATAGTTGTAATTTGTTAAAAATATGTAATTATAGTATACATGGCAATTTCACTTAGAGAAAACGATAGTAATATTAATAATAAAGTTGTATATCAATATAACATTATAAAATCAGGATTTCCTAATGCTCCTGTTGGAATGCCAACAGGATCTCCAAGCTATTCTTATGTGGCGGCAAGTCCTATAAAAGTACCAGAACCACCTCCAATAGAAATGCCAGAAGCAAATTTACCTAGAGCATTAAATTATTATGCTGATTACGGTGGCTGTGGATATTGGCGCATGATTTGGCCAGAATACCTTATTAATGGGTATAATAAAGGTATTATATCGGGAATGACTCAAATGATACTTGATATGCGTTTTTATAGTTCATTAAAAGCCGTTAGAATGCAAAGACAAGCCACCGATTCTCAGGTTGCATTTGTAGAAGAATTACAAAAAGTCAAAAAACAAATGGGATTCCGTTTGATCTATGAAATTGATGATATAGCACTAAGAGATGATATTCCTCTTTATAATAGATGCAGAGATGCTTTTACAGACCAAAAGATTGTAGATAATATCATGAAAGTTATGGGATCGGTTGACGAAATAACCGTAACATGTAAATTCATGAAAGATTACTACCAAGATAAAACTGGTAATAAAAATATTACAGTTTTACCTAACTATGCTCCAAAATTCTGGCTGGATAAATATTACGATAGAAAAAAATTAGAAAATAATTTTGATAAAAATAAGAAAAGACCTAGAATACTATATGCTGGATCAGGAACTCATATTGACGTTCTAAATAGAACAGGCGGCAAGGATGATTTTGGTCATATTGTTGAGTCTATTATAAAGGCTAGAAAGAAATTTAAATTTGTATTTAAAGGATGTTATCCAGTAGCATTGAAACCATTCATCAATTCAGGTGAAATGGAATTTCACAATTGGTCGCCTTTATTTGAACTACCGAAAGGATTAGAAGAATTGGGCTGTAATGCAGTATATGCGCCTTTGGTTGATAATATTTTTAACAAGTCTAAATCTAATATTAAAATGATTGAATCCGGTGCTATCGGCCTACCCGGTGCATTCCAAGATCTTTGTACCTACGAAGAAGCACCGTTTAGATTTAAAACCGGAGATGAATTAATAGATCAACTATCTACGATAACAAAAGATTTTGATTCTTATATCAAGCATTCTACCAATGCTAGAAAATATGTTGAAACGATGTGGCTTGAAGATCATATCAACGAATATGAAGCCGTATATTTCACAGAATATGGCAGCAAAGAGAGAAATAAAAATGCTCCTAGATTGATAGAACTTAACCCCGAACAAAAAATAAATTGACGGTCATAAAAAATATTGTATACTATTTCGATGGGGTTTCGCAATATTTTTTATAACAATAAAACAAATTCTATTCATCTGTGGACGTGGGATGAAAACGGAAATCGGACAGAATTCGATCAAACCGTAGAACCTTATTTTTTTATAGAATCTAATGATGCTAATGACGGTGTTTCTATTTTTAAATCAAATCTAAAAAAGATAAAATTTGAAAATAATTATGATAGAAAGAATTACTTGGAATCATCGCCAATTAAAAAAATATATCACAATCTACCAATAGAACAGCAATATCTATTAGATACATTCAAAACTGGTATTAAAGATGAACACCCCTTAAAAATTTTCTATCTTGATATCGAAACTTATGCAACCAATAGAAAATTTTCCACACCAGAAGAAGCATCAGATCCCATAAATCTCATAACTATATATGATAGTTTGTCTAAAAAATTTTATACATGGGGATTAAAACATTCTTATTATACAAAGGATGATGATGTTATATACACAAAATGCGATTCTGAAAAAGAATTATTAGTTTTATTTTTAAAATTTTGGCGGTCAGATTATCCAGATGTGGTTACTGGATGGAACTCTCATGGGTATGATATTCCTTATATTATAAACAGAATCGAAAAAGTGTTGGGTGAGGATAAAAATAAAAAACTTTCTCCTGTAAATAAAATATGGCTTAAACCCAAAGCATCCGTAAATCTAAAAGGACAAGCAAAAGATAGGTGGATAATATATGGAATATCCCATCTAGACTATATGGACGTTTATCAAACCTTTGCTTTAGGGGATAGAGAATCGTATTCTTTGAATTATATTTCCGAATACGAATTAAAGGAACAGAAAGTGGCCTTTAATTCCGTATCATTGTCAGATTTAGCCGATACAGATTGGCATACCTTCGTAGATTATAATATCCAAGACGTAAAACTTCTTATTAAACTTGAAGAAAAGTTAAAATATTTAAAATTAGTTAAAAATTTAGCATACAAAGGATTTATTCCATTCGAAAGAGCGATGGCAAAGGTGCAACTAATTACAGGAGCAGTAGCATTTCAAGCTCTCAAAGATGGTATGTATATACCAACATACAATATACAAAACGAAAAGGGAAAGTTTGAAGGCGGGTATGTCAAAGAACCCGTACCCGGTCTGTATGAAAATATCGTAACATATGACGCTAATTCTTTGTATCCGAATACAATTATAACCTTAAACATATCACCCGAAACTAAAGTGGGTAAAATTACAAAAATAGAAAATAATAATTACCATTTATTACTTTCAAATAATAAAGAGGTTGTTATATCAAAAGAAAAATACGATAAATTAATAACAAAAGAAAACCTAGCTGTATCTAAATCCAATGTACTATATACTCAAAAATTTAAAGGAGTAATACCAAAATTTGTAGACAATCTTTATGATCTTAGAGTAAAAGCTAAAAAAGAACAAGGTAAATACGAAAAATTGTATTCAAAAGAAACCGATATAAATTTAAAAGCAAAATACGAAGAACTTATTACCGATAATAAAACGTTATCGGAAGTTTATAAAGTGGTCTTAAATTCTTGTTACGGTGTATTCAGTCAAAAATATTCACCTTTATTTGATCTAGACCATGCCGAATCCATAACTTTAACAGGACAATCTGCGGTTAAACAAGGCGCTCAAATAATGTTTGATAAATTTATATCAGAAGGAATCGATTGTAAATTTGATGATATAATTAGATATTCTGACACTGACAGTATATTTATAGAATTTACAAAAATACTGAAAGATAGAAATATAAATCTAGCAAAAAATAATTTGATCGAAAAAGATTCAAACACCTTGATAGAAAATTTTGGAGATTATCTAAACGCAGAAATACAAGAATGGGCTAAAAAAGAATTAAATTCATTAGACCCTCGATATGTTTTCAAAAGAGAAAAAATATGTGATATTGCGGTTCTACAAAAGAAAAAATTTTACATATTACATATTTTGGATAGTGAAGGGATTGCTAAAAATGAATTTCTATATAAAGGAATCGAAGTAGCCAAATCTATCATGTCAAAAGAAGTTAAAAGTCTTATAAAAAATAGTATAGAAACAGCAATTCTTTCTAAGAATAAAGAAACATCGATGAGAATTTTCAATGAAAGTTTTGAAAAATTTCTGAATTTCAACGAAGAATTACTATCGGTTAGAAAAAAAGTTAACGATTATGATAAAGGAGAAAGGGGATATGTTGATGGTAAATACGCACTAGGTACACCAAATCATACTAAGGCCGCTATAAATTATAACGAACTTCTCAAAAAATTAGAAATTGATAACAAATATTTAAAAATTGGAAACGGCCAAAAATTTAAATTTTTCTATTGCGAAAGAAATAAATATGGATATTCAAATATGGGATTTTTTACAGATTATCCAGAAGAATTTAAGACTTATATAAAACCAGATTATAAATTAATGTTTGAAAAAACTATAGCTCCTGTTATCGGAAGAGTTTATTCTATTATCGGATGGCCAAAACCTAAAGTTGGATTCGATTATCATACAAACCTATTAGACCTCTTCTCTTAGTTTTTTTAAAAATTCTTTAGCCCAATTACTTACACGTTTTTGGTATTCATCTTGAAAATTATCTATGCGATCTATCAATTCTTGGTATGAATCAGTTTCTATTATTTCATCTTCCAATTTAAGATGAGTTCCGTAAAACTTATCAGTTTCGGGTTGAACCCAAATTTTAAAATTTTTATAATTTTTATTTAAAAGTCTCCAGTTCATAAATAATTTTTGATTTGTACTTGAATTATTTATCCAATGTGTTAAATTAATAATGTATGGAAAACACTACAGAAACAGAAACAGAAACAAAAACAAAACTTATAACATTCCTCGATCCTATTGGCAGAACCATCTTAGGTGAACAAGAACAATGTGAAACACAATTTGCGGTAAAAAACCCCGTAATTCTTCATGTCGTATCTGATAATCAAGGTCGCATGTCTGTTCAACTATTGCCTCTATTCTTTAGAGAATTTTTGGCCGATAAATCTGAAGATGTTATTTTTTATTACAACTGTTCTAATATTACAAAAACAAATCTAGAAAGTTTGGATTTCAGACTTCAGGCTCAATATAATCAACTCTTTAATAAGAGCAATGTGTTCGTTCCTCCTAGTGCTGAAACGGTAAATACCGGAAAATCAGAAAAGGTGGTAAATTTATTCGAAGAATAGTTTATATAAAAACTACAAAAGAAATCCCGAAATGTTTTGACATTTCGGGATTTTTTGTTATTATATCCATATGGCTAAAACTAAAAAAGAAAACCTAGAAAACGAACCCCTCGCTGACATTGACGATGCTTTTAAAATCCTAGATGATTTAAATCCAGACGCAGCATTTCTAAATGAGAATACCCTTTCCACAGTTAAGGAATGGATAGACACTGGTTGTATGGCTTTAAACGCTATAATTTCGGGTTCGTTGTATGGCGGTATACCTATGGGTAGAATTACAGGATTTGCTGGACCCCAAGCATGTGGAAAAACTTTAATGGTTAATAAAATAATGGCTCATGCTCAAAAGAAGGGTATGAGAGTAGCTTATTTTGATACTGAAAATGCTCTTGATCCTGATACAGCATCAAATTTAGGATGCGATCCATCAAAAATTAAACATTGTCCAACAGAGGTAATCGAAGAATGTAGAAATCAAATTGTAAAATTTTTGAAAAGCATCATCGATAATAATCTACAGGGAAAAGTTTTGTTGGTTATAGATTCTTTGGGAAATCTTATATCCTCTAGAGAAGCAAAAGTAATCGAAGACGGAAAAGATTCGGCAGATATGGGTGCGAGGGCTGTTGCGTGTTTATGTCCAAATACACTTATACACACCATAGACGGAGTTAAAAAGTTATCCGATTTAAAAATAGGAGATTTTGTTTTGACTCATTTAGGTAGATATAAAATGATAACAAATAAGTGGGAAACAAACCATAAAGAATATATTAAAATAAAAACAAAAAATTCTTATATTTTATTATCAATAAATCATAAACTTTTAGTAAAAAGAAATTCAAAACTATCATATATAGAGGCCCAAAATATTAAACCTACTGATAAATTATTAAAGTTTAACGAGCAAAATCATTAAAATGTAGAGCAAAATACATAAGTATGAATATATGGAAAATATATTCATAAATTATTTTAAAAAGAATAAAATAAAATTATCAGAAAAATCATGGAATAATTTAACTCTTATAAAAAATATAAGAGTTGAAAAATTTTTATCAATACCTAAAAACGAAACTAGATATAAATGGTTTTGTGATTATGACGGAACATCAACAGCTTTAAATTTTGTAAGAAAAAATAGCAAAAAAATAATGATAGAAAAACTTTGTTATATATGTGAAAGTAGTTTAGGTGAACAAACTTTATCAAAACAATTTTCTTTTATATATTCAAGTAATAACGAAAATCTCAAACCATCATCACATTTAAATAAAATGTGTTTTAATTGCGCCACAAGAGAAAATTCTAAAAACGGATTAGAGAAAAGAAAAAAAACATGCTTAGATAAATACGGCATAGAATATAAAATTTTAGATTCTGACGTAATTAAAAATAGAAAAAAAATTTTAACCGATAGATACGGTGAAAACTATAAAGAATTTTTTTGGGAAAAAGCAAAAAACACTTATATAAGAAAACTTGGCGTTTCTCATAATACAAAAATTCCAGAAGTTCTGGAAAAAATGGTAAAAAATAGATTAGAAACATTAAAAACCTTATCTCCGGAAAAATGGAAAGAATGGTCTGATAATAAAATAAAGGCATATAACAAAGAAGGATCTAGTGGATTATTTGGCAGAAATGATTTTGATGGAAATAGTAAGATAGCTAAGGATTTTATATCTAAACTTATAAATGTATTAAATCTGCAAGAGAACGAATATATTACAGAAAAACCACATTCGAAATATAATATTGATCTTTATATAAAAGATTTGGTTATAGTAGAATTTTATGGTGATTTTTGGCACGCAAATCCAGAAATATATAAACCAGATGACATTATAGGTGTAAGTTACAACACAATTACCGCGAAAGAGAAATGGGAAAAAGACGCTTACCGAATAGAAAAATTAAAAAACGAATTAAATCTTCCGGTTATAATTGTATGGGAAAAATCATATAAAGAAAATAAAGATAAAATAATACTTGATATAATCAAAAATATTAATATAATAAAAACCAACAAAGAAATTAAAACATATGTTTATTGAAAATAATTACGAAGAAATTGATATACTAGAAATCACAAAAATAGAAGAAGAAAAAACTTTAATAGACATTTCTGTTGAAGAAGATGAGACATTTTGTATTACTGATGAAAGAATTATAAGTCATAATTGTAAGTCTATGCTTAGAGCGATTACACATACAGCAGCAAAGGCTAATTGTCCTGTTGTTTTCACTAATCATATTTACGACAATCCTGGTGCGATGTATCCAACCTTGATTAAAAACCAATCGGGTGGTTCTGGTCCTCTGTATATGAGTTCGGTACTGGTTCAGATGTCTACAAAGCAGGAACGAGTCGGAAAATCTGATAATAAAAATTCAAATGATGATGTCACACCTTTATCCAAAGATGTTAACGGATTAACAATGAGAGCATTGACTACAAAAAATAGATTCGTTCCTCCATTTTTGGAATGTGAAATGTATCTAAATTTTAGAACCGGACTTTCTAAATATTCAGGATTATTGGAAATGGCAGAAGGTTACGGTGTAATAGCAAAACAAGGTCATAGATACGCTCTTGGAGAAGAAGTTTTAGGGTTTTATAAAGATTGGAGAGAAGATGAAATCGTCTGGAATAAGATCTTACCAAAACTTGAAGAGAAATTGCAAACCGAATTGAAGTTTAAAAAAGAAGATTAATCATTAATGCAACCAGCATCTCTATCTTTCGATAAGAAATTATTTGAGAAAGTTTTTATATATAATTGTCTAAAGGATTCTTTATATTTAGAGACTGTAATTGATCACACTAAACCATCATTCTTTCAAAACGAAAATATTAGAACGGTTTATAGCGTTATACATTCGTATTTCTGTTTACATAAAAAAATACCAAATTCAACAGAATTAAATCTTCATGTTACGGATGATGATACTAGAAAATCTTTAAAAGATGTGATTTTGTCGTTTAAAGATATTGATAAAACCTATGATAAAGATGTTTTATTAAATATAACCGAAAAATTTTTAAAGGAAAAAACAGTACTTCAAACTGTTCAGAAAACATCAGTAGAAATACAATCGGGAGATTTCGATACTTCTAAAATTTTTAAAGAATTTGAGAAGGCTTGCAATATATCTTTAGTACATGATCACGGTATAGATTATTTAGAAAATATAGATAAACATTGTGAAGATTTGTTAAAAACCTTTGAAACTATATCAACCGGATGGTCTTGGTTGGATGATAAATTAGGCGGCGGTTTTATGAAAAACGGAAAATCTTTATATCTGTTTTTCGGTCAAACTAATGTTGGAAAATCTATTTTTTTGGGAAATATAGCAACAAATGTACTAGAGCAAAATAAAACTGTTGTGTTAATTTCGATGGAAATGTCGGAAGAAGTATATGCAAAAAGAATCAGTGCTTGTATTTCTGACATACCGATGAGTGATTTAAAAGAAGAAATCCCAAGTTTAAAAACATATCTAAATGACTATAAAAATAATCACGAAAAATCAAAATTGATCATTAAAGAATTTCCACCTAAAAGTGTCACTCCTACACATATTAAAACTTATATACATAGATTGGTGAGAAAAGGAATTAAACCAGAATTAATAGTAATCGACTACCTATCTCTTATTTCAGCCGGAACAAAAGGATTAAATAGTTACGAATCGCAAAAAGAAGTAGCCGAACAAATAAGAAGTCTTTCTTATGAATTCGAATGCAGTATAGTCACAGCAGTACAAACAAATCGATCTGGTTATGGAGACAACCAACCCGAATTGGAATCTACATCAGAATCAATGGGAATTGCTCATACGGTAGATGCTCAAATATCTATATGGACAAGTGAAGAGGATAAAGATTTACATGTAATCCATATGGGGGTAGTCAAAAACCGATTTGGACCTAGAGATTGTCAAACTATTTTAGAAATAGATTACCCAACATTAAAATTAAAGGAGCCAGATGATGTAATTGATGATCTAGCGGTAAAAACTAGACCGATCAAAAAAAATATTGAGTCTTCTGATAATTTAAAAATTAAAAGTACATTAGATATTATACAGAGTTTAGACAATGATTGAAAAATTCTATGTTTTATATAAATATATAAAACATAAATGGATAATTGCTTTCACATATTTAATCATAAAGATCTAGACGGTGTTTTGAGTCTTTTGGTATTTAAATGGTTTTACCCCGAAGCCACTATTACCTATAAAGCCGTAACAAATTTAAACGTCGAGGTACAAATAGAAGAACACTTAAAAAATATTATCAATCCTCATAATATATACGTGTTAGATTTAGCATTACGCGAATCATTCAAACCTTTTGATTTGCCGTTTGTAACTTTTATAGATCATCATAAAAGATCTAATGAATTTAAAGATATTTTTACAAATTCTAAAATACTACTAAAGGAATATAGCTCAAATGTAAAATTGACCTATAAAATTTTAGAAAAAATTAAATCGATTACATTAACAAATGAGCAAAAAAAATTAATATTATTAGGAGATGATTTCGATTCAGGTGAAAATAAATTCGAAGAATCGTATGATTTAAATATATTATTTTGGGCTTTTTATAAAAATAACATTGGAAATTTTTTAAAAAAGTATAATAATGGGTTTTTTGGAATTTCTGAAAAAGAGAAAAAAATAATTTTAGAATGTAAAATGCAAGCGATTGGATTTTTGCGCGAACTTCCTATATTTAAAGGTTCCATAAACATCGAAGGGCAAAACAAAACTGTTATATGCAGTCACGGAGAAACCATAAATACTCTAACATTGGATTATATGCTAAAAAAATATGAAACAGATTTATTGTTTTTTATAAATACTAAGACCGAAAAAGTTAATTTAAAACAAAAAAAATCAGAAAACAATATAGATTTAGCCAAATTTGCAACTAAATATTGCAATGGAAACGGTCATAATCTATCAGCTGGTGGTAATATGACAGATATTTTTATGGAGTTGACAAAAAATTTTAAAGCTATATGATAATAACATCATCGCAACAAATACAAGATCTATTAAACCCATCTGAACAGTTGAACCTCTTAGAATTTGAAATGATTACTATGATGTTTGCCTCATACATATGCATAATCAAAAACAAAAAATTAAACTATTTAAATTTTTTAAAAATTTTAGTGGAAGATAAAAAAATACAACAAATATATTGTAAAGCATTAGGAGAAGAAAGTTTTCAAAATGTAGTTAAAACGTATTTAAATTCTACGCCTAATGTATATAAAAAAATATTCAGATCTAAATTCAATAAAAATATAAAATGCAATTAACCGAAAAAGAAAAAAATATATACAACTGTTTTTTAAAACATTTCAGAAACGGAGAACCATTTAAACCTAGAAAAAATTTTAATGATATTTCAATATCAGTGATAACTGATATTAAAAAAGTATCTAGATTGTTAGAAAAATTCAATTATATAAATTGGGATGAATTTTTTGGATCAGTTAGACGTTTAAATCCAGACGAAAAATGCCCTAACTTAAATTTTTTTACAACAAGACCAGCTATAAAATGTTATAATCTTTTTAAAAAACAGCAAGAAAATAGAAATCCTGAATTACAGATAGACGACATCCGAAAGAGTATGCACCATATCGGAATGTTTTGCTTAAAAAATAAAATAAATTTAAATGATTACATAAAACACAAAACTAGTTTAATGTACTCTTGGATAAAAGATTATCAGGAACATAAAATAAATCTATATTGTATATTAGATTTAGGAGATGTTTCTGGTCAATTGAGTAAATTATCAGAAGACGAAAAAGAACTATATGCTAATGAAATATTTAAAGCCATATCAACCGCAAAAATGAGATATAACACAAATCAAACTATCAAAACCTACGTAAAAGAATCACACAAAAAAATAGAAACTTTTTTAAAAAAACACTTGCAATAAAATATAAATAATGCTAACCTATAAAAGAATTAAAAAATTCAAATCATGAAATACAACACATCACTATTCGAATCTATCAAAGATTCATTGAACAAAAAGCAAACAAATACAGATAGCGGTTTCAAGGATTTCCTTAAACTTGAAAAGGATAATACTTACATCGTAAGATTATTGCCTAACGTAGAAAATTTCGAAAAAACATTTCTACATTACTATTCACATATTTGGAAATCCAATAAGGACGGTTCGATTGTTAACGTATTCTGCCCTAATTCCTATAACGAAAGATGCCCCGTCGATGAATATCGCTCAAAGATTTGGAAATCTGGTTCAGAAGAAGAAAAGGAAAGCATTAAACCTTTGAAGAGAAACGAAAATTGGTTGGTGAATGTATACGTAATCAAAGATCCTACAAATCCAGAGAATCAAGGAAAAGTTAAAATCTTGAGATACGGTAAACAACTTGATAAGATTATTATGAACGCAATTCAAGGAGATGAATCTGATGAATTTGGTGCTAGAATTTTTGATCTGTCAGAAAACGGTTGTAACCTAAAAATCAAAGTAGAATCAAACGAAGGTGGTTATGCTACCTATGTGGCATCTCGTTTCCAGTCACCAACAGAAATTTCTGATCTTGAAAATCCAGATGGTGTTTACGAGTCTATAAAAAATCTTGAGGATATTTTCAAGCATCAATCATACGAAGATATTCAAAATGTTTTGAATTCTCATTGGTTCAATAAAGAAGTAACCACTCAAAAACAAGATACACGGTCTACTATTGAAGACGATATTGATGACGATGTGGTTGTATCCAAAAAAGAAACCGAAAAGGCTTCTTCCACCGATAAGGCAGATATTGATCTCGATGATCTTTTGAAGAATTTGTAATCGTATGAATAATGATCCATATGAAAATTTAGAAGTTGCAAAGCTGGCCGCTATTATGAGCGGCCAGCTACGCCGAATAGATAAAGAAACTGAATCTTCTACGCCAGCAAATAGAATAGATTTGCGAAAATTTCAACAGCAAGTGGTAAATTCCGCAAATCCTAATTCTGCTAGAAATGTTGACTTCAATTATTATCAAAATCCAGATGAGGCTAGAATGATGGAGTATTTAAATAATGAAGCTTTGAATAAGGTTCCAGAATTAATTCCCGCTCCAAATTATATCCCACCTCAAACTGTTCATGTACCGCCTGAAAATATTACGCCAATTGTTCAGTCTATTCCTGAACCAGAGCCTATACAACAAGTCAAAATAACAGAAAATCAGGTCAATTATATTCCCAATGAAGAGTTAATTGTTTATATTAAAAGCATTGACAATTCGTTAAAAGACTTGTGTTCTTTTTTGATTACTTCTGACTTTAAAAAAAACAAAAAAAATCAAACATTAAAAAAAACGAAAATAAAAACGACATCAACAGCCGACTATTTGATTCCAACGATCTCAAAGGAGAGGGAACTGGAATTGTTGAGAGAGAAAAACCTATATATGAAAGACATACAGAATGTCGAATAGAAAAATCTCCTTATCTAAGGAACATTTGGAAAAAATTCTCAAGCCCATTAATAAAATTACTGAATCGTGCGTATTAAAAGGAAAAGCAGATCAACTTCATACCATTTGTTCCACAGAAGATAAATCAGTAATATTATATGCAAAATTAAAAATTTCAAATGTTTTAGATGATGACTTAAAATTAAATCTTATAGGTATTAAAAAACTAATATCTGGATTAAATTCTTTAGGAAATTCGGGAGATTTTACATTATCATTTCACGATAATTATATAAAATGCGAAATAGATGATAATGGTAAAAAAACACATTTAAAATATCATTTAGTAGATGATAATATCATTAAAGAATTTCCTTTAAAAATAGAAAAAATAACAGCACTATCGTTTAATACGGAATTTGATTTGTCAGCAGATAATGCAAAAAAAATTCTCGCCGCTTCTTCATTTGCTACAGAAGCTCAAAAAGTTTATTTTTCTTTGACTGATGGTGTTATAAATGCTGAAATAACCGATAAAACTGTCCCAAATATAGATAGCATGTTAATTCCTATCACAAATACTTGGAACGGAGAAGAACTTATTTCAGATTTTCCCATAAGTTTAGAAATATTTAAAAATCTAGTGTCTTTAAAAAATAACATTAGAGTTAAAATAAATAACGAGTGTAAAGTTGCAATTTTTCATATTATCGAAGATGGAGTATTGGAGTTGAAATACATAGTATCAGCACTAATTAAATAGTGTTATGGCTAAAAATAAAGTTACAAATTGCTCATATTTCATAAAAAGAATGAGAGATTCTGGTTATGTGTGTGATAAACTTCCTATTGATTATAATACAACAGATCCTCGTTCTTGGACTGTTATACTAGATCCGTATCAAACCAATGTTTTAATTACTTGTTTTAACAATCATAATGAATTGGATGAAGAGTATTTTGAATTACACGATGGCGGTCAATACATAACAGAACATTTTAAAATTAAAACAAGTTCTATTGAAGTTATTATAGAATACCTAATTAAATTTGGAATCAATAATAAATCAATAAAATATTAAAAATACTTCAATATGACTAAAAAATCATCAAAAAATAAATCGACGGAAATAGCAAAAGAATCAAAGACTCCTAGTTTATCTTCCGCCAATATACAAGATATAGAAGAAAAAATTTTAACCGCGATCAATAACCAAGAATTGCAAAGAGGTATTGAAAAATGGATAAGAAATAATGAACAAAAACAAAAAGAAAATAATAGAGATTTAGGTCTATTGAGTGGTATTATCGGTGAGTATCTTGATTCTTACATACTGTTTGGTTATAATTTAGAAGGAGAACGTGTAATAATACAAAGCCAATCTTCCCCCAAAGATCGTGACGCTTTAATGGAATTTTTAAAAATAGTTTTTTTGAAACATCATCAAGGAGATATAAATGAGTGATAAAGACCCTATCTGTACTACAGATGATTTTATTTCATCAACAAATAAATTACCAAATTCTAACACCTCAAAATTTCAAGATCCTTCTTGTTTAACCGGAGGAGGAATCTTAGACAAAGATAATTTATTTAGTTTTATTCATCCTCTAACATCACCATTCACAAATATAAACGATATAAAACCGTTTTTGTGTGAAGTAATGAGGGTTGCTGGCTTAGATCCTTCTATAATTGATAATATAGATCCGGTTTTAAACGAAGATCCTGAAAGCTCATTACAAGAATATCAAAATCAATTATTAAATTTTGATGCACTAAAATGTACAGGCGATCCTAGATTAAGCATGGGCGATTATCTAGAAAAAATGATGGGTGAATATATGCCTATCGCAGCAGAACAAGTTGAAAAAATAAGATCAGGTCAAGGATTGGAAAACCCATTAACTTCCGAATTCTTGGAAAGAAAGGCGATAGAATATGTTGAAAGTGTTTTTTCAGAAAAAACAAAAAGATTTACCGACTATATTATTTCTATTTCTACCCCATTGCTATCAGACGAAAAAATTAAAGCTATAGAAAAAGCAAAACAAGATCCAAGGTTTAATCTAAAAAATGATGATGGTAGTTTTAAAATCAATCCTTTTCCGGTCACTTATGCTGGTTGGGAAAGATATACTGTTGGTCATGAAATCGGAGAAACGGTTCCTCTCTGTAATAATCTGGATAATTTCGTTTACATGTTCTATGTAAAAATAGAAAACTTTACCGAAACATCTGATGCAAGAACCGGAGCAATGATAGAAAAAAAATCAAACCATCCTGTACCAGAAAGAAAATATTTTAGGTATTATGTAGACCAAAGAGAAGTGGTTGCTAAAAATTTAAATACTCCTTTAAACATTACAAAGGAAAGAGGATTTGAAAATGGAGATCACCTAATGGCTATGGGTACATATAGTATACCTGATTATTAATATGTTTTTATATTAAAAAAGCCGAAGAATTTTATAGTTCTTCGGCTTTTTTATTTATTATAAACAATCTTCGCTTATTGAAAATCTTACCAAATCTCTTGGTTTTATTTCACCGTTTGCATCATATTCCCATTTTTGACTATTCGGGTTGAAATCGTATACAATATCTAGACCATTTCCGGTAATACTATTATTTATTGTAATTATATTTCCCGATAAATCTGTTGTTGTAGTAATAAATCCGCCAGAAAGCCCACTTAAAATTGTGTTATTGGTTGTTATAGTAACACCCTTAAAATATCCTTGTGGGGTTATTTTACCATAATTTAAATTGTTTATAGGAACACCATATCTAGAATTTCTTGCGTTCCTTCTTCTAGAAGCATTTGAACCAGTACTAAACCCAAATCCGCCGCCACCACAACCAGCTAACGAATGCGGACCACCAACAGGATCGTCTCCCTGTGCTGGTGCTGGATTAGGAGCTTCTGAACTAGGATCATCAGCCATATTCACCCACGCAGCATTATCAGCGGCTCTGGTCATTTGAGGAGCATCAAATTGATGAGAATGGTCATCAGGAACCTTAGATGAATTAGATGTAAAATTAAAAACCACACCAGCACCATACCCAACAAAATATCCAGTAGGAACAGGATGAATACCTATCATCAATAATATTCTATCGTATACTTCTTGGAATATAGTTAGTAATCCTTTAGGGGTAAGCATCAACATTTTTAAAGGATTGTCACGAACCAATACGTTTTTAATCTTATCAAAAATATTAATACCAGCCGCACCACCTGTATAATATGTTGTTGCGTTTGAGGTTGATTTTGGTGAAGAGTTGGAGGTAGTTTCAGATCTCATTGTTTTAACCTTGAGATGTTTTACCGATAAAGCACCGTCTAATGTGATAGAACCTTTAACTCCTAAATTTCCTGATACTGATAGATTTCCGTTCACCCCAACGCTTGGAGCAGTCAGACCTATACCTTTTGCTCCGGTTATATGAACTAAATCGCCGTTTACATTTGTAACGTTTTTAGATGTTAAAACTACTGGACCGTCTGTAGAATTTAAATCCAAAAATCCGCCTGTGATAGATATTTTACCGTTTGATTCCATTGAGATACCCGGTGATCCGGCTATCATTTTAATATCATTTGCGGATCTAAAAAATAAATCTCCAGCAGATGTTTTGTTTGGAATTATATACACAACAGTTGGAACCTTTTCTCCGGTTAGATGTAATGGATTTGCTTTAGCCCCTGTACCTTTTTTCATACCAGTTGGTATACAACCACAATCGTCTTTTAATTCTTTTGAACATTTTGCATTGTTCATATGTTCACCGCCAGCATCAATACCATAAGAACCTAATACGGTTTGTACATTTGATCCCGCCTTAAAATTCTTTGCGCTTTCGTTTATTTCATTTTGTTTTTGTGAAAAAGTTTCGGCTGCTTTTTTACTAGCATTTTCCATAGCACTTGCATAAGATTTAACCTTTCCTTTATCACACATACCGCACCCCTCACCACCCGATACGGCCAATGCACTAATTTCGTTTAACATTGGTATAACTATAAAGTTTATTAAAAATTTAGTTACACCCCAATTCCAACAATCCCAAGGTAAAATATTAGAATATTTTCGTATGGTTCTTAATATTTTTGTAACAAAGTCTGATCTATCATCTGCTAATTTTTGATCACATACAGGACAACTAACATCTTCTCCCCCTTGAGCTATATCGTTTGCTTGTTGATTTGCTATTTGCTCTACTAGTGCTTGTTCTTTTTTTAACTGATCTGATGCTGCTTTTTGATCTTTTTGAGAGACTCCAGATGTTACTTCAAGATCACCAACAATTTTAACTTTTCCGTTTGGTGCTGTTATTACTACATCTCCTGACGAACCACCATCAATAAGAGTTCCTTCTTCATTACCCTTAATAGAACCACCACTATTACCGGGAGTTTGCAATTCAAATGTCGGACCATTAAGGCGAAGTCCCGCATCCTCAAGATTATTTATGTCAACAAATGATTTGCAATAAGGTATCGCACTTCGAGTTCCAGACACCTCAACTCCACTTCTCATACCACCGCCAGCTTGATTGTTAGAATCAACCCATTTATATTCGGATGTTGAGTCTTCTGTTAAACTTGGCATATTATCTAACGATATTGAATCTTGCGGTAATTCAATTGAATCGTCTATTTGTTTTGCTAATAATACTAATCCAGCCGCAGGAGAAGATGCTCCTATAGCATATCTTATAGAATCTGGTTCGTATGCAGCAGCAAAATAAACAGGTCTTTGCACATCTCCACCATAGAAGAATGCCCATAATTTAGCTCCCATTCTAGGAAAAGAAAAAACTCCATGAGGTCTACCACTATATCCAGCAAAAGCAGATGCGGGGGAAGGAGCATCGTCAACAGGTTCTGGGATAGGAGAAGGCAATGAATTGTCGGTTGCTGCTACTTGCACAGGTTTAAAATTTGGATCAACCTTAGTAGAAAACCAATTAGAATGTTGTGACCATTCATTCGGTCTTCTCATTGGACCAAAATAAGAAGACATACCTCTCCATCCTTGATAATTTTTCTGCCCTGATTCCGCCCTTCCTGCTATATATCCTGATCCATTTTGACCTCCTTTACTTGTAGGTAAAACCCATGTTTTTGCTACATTAATATAAGCATCCGCCACTTTATTTGGATCTAATACATCCGACCTAGTTTTCAAACCGTACTGACCAGCTTTAAATTGTCCAGGTCCATAAGATTCTCCACCATCACCCACGGCATAAATATTATGAGTCGATTCTTGTTGTTGCAGCATCGTAAAATATCTAGCATAAGAAGCAGGAGATCCATCTATACCGAAATCTTTTCCGTCAAGAGGTATATAACCATTTAATGATGAATTTGCAATTTTTTGTTGCATCACATTATAAAAATTAACAGGATCTATATTTCCTTTTTTATCAACCGATATATTACCAATATTTCCCTGTATAGATTGAAAAGTTTGATCCGGTAATTCCACGTCTGATGAATCACCGTTTTTAGTAGACCAAGCGGGAGGATCGGGGGGATTTAGATCTGGCGTTTGAACATCAGGGTTAATTGTTTCTTGAAAACCTAATGCGGTTTGATTTGTAACGGGATTATAAAATGCACTTGTTCCACCTCCTGCTATTGGTGCAGCACATTCAGACCAAGGAAGAACTGTTCGCAAATCTTGTATTATATCAGGTGTTAATACACTTGGATCAATATGCCCAAAACTTAAATCTTTTATATTTTTATTTATTTTTTTATAAAGTGTGTTCGATACACCGGGAAAAAATATCTGACATCTTCCTCTATTTTCCGGATCACTTTCTGCTCCTGTTATTACTAGTCCTAAATAATTTCCGTATAATTTTTTTTTCATTATTTTTTAACTGGTTCTGCTTTTGGTGCAAAACGGATATCAACTTTTGATAATTGTCCTTTAATCGCTGTTCCGGTTTTGTTTAATTCTTGACCTGTAACATTAATAAAATTTTTAATACTCATTTCTAAAGGATTTACCGGATTGTTATTATCATCTACAAATCTACCGTCAGCAGTTTGATGTATATTTGGACCCATAGAAGCAGGTTCAGGAACAGATTGACCCAAACCACCAGCAATACCATCTACTCTTCCCACAAAATAGTCTGCCGCTCTTAATGCTGGATATTTACCACCGTATTTACTGACGAGAGCACCATAAAAATTTCCTTGTAAAGCACTCATAACATAACCATATCCATAATTGTTTAACTGGTCTGTTAAGAAACCATTAGGATCTGATCCAACCTGATCTACTAAATCTATTATTTTTTGTATATCGGCTGGAATAAACCCCTTTAATGTTGAAAACGGATTTCTAACTAAATTTGATGCAGCATTTATATAACTTTGAAAAGTATTTAAATATTGGAAAAAAGATCCCTTACCACCAAACATTGACGCAAAAAATCCAACATCATCTAAAAGGGTTTGAATTGCTTCTAAAATTAAACAAATCAAATCTAATGGGATAATTTGCTCGATTATACTAACCAACATTTTTTGAATTTTTGTAACAATACCATTTATATAAGCATAGAATTGTTGGATAGCTCGCATTGCTCCTTTATAGATATTAAAAACAATACTTTGAAAAGCTTTCATAACACCTCTTATAGCACCAACAACTCTTTGTAATGATCCAGCACCCATAGGAGGCATAGATAGATAAGCTCTACTTTTAATTAATACACAATATTTTTCTACGGTTTCTGTAAATTTTGGATGTATTTTATTTAGTGCTTGTTCTACTAATGTAGGTGTATTTCGCTTAGATGCCTTTACAGGACTTTCTTGTAACATTTGAGACAAAGAAGCCATTAATCCTTCCGAACCCGTGTCTTCTAAAGCACCAGATAAACCAGCAGGAGTTTTTTTAAACGCAGCAAATTTTCCATTTTTAGCATTAGTCCATCGAATAAGCCTTTGATATAAAGATTTTTTAATCGTAACCTTTCTTAATTTTGTAGCATCTCGATATTCTACAACTGTACTAAAACTATCTACTCCCTTTACTAACATAAAAAGATATGCTTTATACATCCACATACGATCTCCGGTTAAACTTTGTAGATTAGCCAATGCTTTTCTACCTTCTTCGGAATTCAATAAATTGCTTTCTTTTTCCAAAGCATTTATACCATTAATTTCTTTATATCTCCATCTTGATGTTGCATCCGCCATAATAATCTGTTAAAATATTTATCCAATGAGTCAAAATATTAAAGGGTTGATAGGAATAGCCGGAAATGCTTTTGTAGGAAAGGATTCTTTTTGTAAAGCACTAATTAAAGCATTTGATAAAAAATTTAAGATTAAAGCCGTAAGACGTTCTTTGGCTGGTGATACGATAAGAAAAAATTTAAAAGAGATTTCTAAAACTCAATTTAATATAGATATAGAAAATCCTACAATAGAAGAAAAAAAATTAATAAGACCCTTTATGGTAGAATACGGATTATTAATGAGAAAAATATCAGAAGGTAGGTATTTTATAGAGCAATTTAAAGACTCTGGATATATAGATATTATAACCGATATTAGATATACCGAATATCCTAAAGACGAGTTGTACTGGTTAAGAAACGAAAAAAACGGATTTCTTTTATTTTTAGAACGAGATGATATAGAACCCGCGAATAGTCACGAAGAAAAACACAATAAAATTTTAAGGGTAGAATCAAATTTATATATGAAAATACCAACATTTAAAGAAGATATGGAAAAAAATTTATATGTATATGCAGAACGTGTTGTCGAAAAATATATAACTAAATATTTACCATTTTCCGACTGGACAACTTTCGGCCTTTAAATATGTTTTAACTGCCATATAACATCCACATTTTGAACATCTTTCTTGTTCTTTGATATAAAACTCACAAGAATTGCATATAGACAATCTTCTATTTTTTTCGTCATCCGAAACATTTAAAGGATTTCCGTCCACTACACTTTGTACATTTCTAACTACGCTTTGCCCCACGTTTTGAACCATTTGTTTAAACGGTGGGAGAGTTTGTTTTTGTATACTTTGACCGGAAAGCTCTCTGATTTTTGAGGCTTGTTGTATTTTTCGTTTTAATTCATCTCTATCCATAATATTAAAATTTTGTATCTTCTTTTTCCCATATCTTAGAATGAGCATCAACTTTGGTACTAACAACATTTGAAAAATATGAATTTTGTTTAAATGTATGTACAACTTTAATTATCATCCATTGTCCTAAAAATCTATCGCTAAAAGGGTCAGAATCTCCATCACCGGAAATAGAATCTACGAAAATAAATCTTCCCGGTGCTCGTATGGTTAAACCTCTAACCGTAAAAGACAGTGCTTCATTTAAAAATAAAGCATCTTTAAGCATTTGATTTCTAGCATAAAAAGAAAAAAAATTGTTACTGTTAAATTGATCATCAGTATTAAAATGATTTGATAAAAAAACATTATTTATAGCAACGGATTGTTTTTTTGTTTGGTTTAAATTTAACAAAATTTGTGCTCTATCTCGTTTTTCTACAAAATTATAAAGACCAGCTTCTGCGAGATTTTCCATTTTACTCACAACACTTTCTGCTGTATTATCACCGAACACAATATGAAACTTTCCGGTTCTAAAATCATAAGTGTGAACCGGACTATTAACTATTTTTTTATCATCCGACGAAACCATAGGAGAATACTGATAGGAAATAATTTTGTTTCCGGTTCCTGAAATAAAGTTAAATATATCATTACCATTATCCGCCCATGCTCTTGGAACATAAGGTTTATTTTTATCGCCTATTCTATCACCCGAATCAACCTCATTTAAAAATAATCTTTCGACTTGTTCTTCTTTAGATTTATAAAACATTTCTCTTAAAGATATAAGTCTCCATTCTTTTTCTTTTTGAACTCTAGAAATCCTTAGAAAAACCGGACCTTCTTCATCGGTTCCAGCATAAGGTATCATATATTCCAAATCATCCAAGGCATTAGAAATAGCAGGAGATGTGTAAAATATATTATTTCTTGTATCACCAGCAACCCAATTTCCACCAGTAACATTAAGATCCGCGCAATCGCTTAATTTTTTGGTTGGATCTTTTATACTTCCCCCTTCATAAAATCCTATTTTGATATCTGATTCATCAGGATTTTTTCCGGCAGTATCTAAAATAGAACGAATGGCAATATTAGCCGGAATCATTCTAGTATTATCAGTAGGCAATTGTGTACTATTAGGATCATTTAAAAATCCTTTTCCTATAGTTTTAAGAGAATATTCCATACCCTCTTTTGCTGTTGACCATTCTAGATTTTTTTCCGATAAAATCTGATATCTTTCATCACAAAAATATAATTTTCTTCTTTTTACTTTATTTTCTTTAGTATCTATATCTTCTATATCATATATAACACAATCAAAAGACATCTGCCATTTTTGTTTAAATTCATCAGACGTTTTATTAATAGTGCCATCCCATAAAGATACTTTACTATCATCTTTAACTATGGGTAATATATTTATACTCATTTTATTTCTACCATCTGTTCTAAAAATAAATGGAGCCTTATCGTTATTTTCTTTAGACTTTCTTTCAAAAGTTTCAAAATCATTATTCAATATTAAATATCCCCTGACTGCCCAATCCATCAAACTTTCTTCTATACATAATGTATCGATAAAAAAGAAACGTACCGGAAGAGGTTCGGTATCCGGTAATTGATTATATAAATATATTTCAATATAATATTGTTGATCTCCTATTTGATGTAGAAATCCTTTATCTTTAAAAAAATTATTTGATGAAACATCTATCATAAAACAGTATTGCAAGTAGAGTCATCAACATCTTTTAATAGATTTGCATGAACCTGATTGAATGAAAAAGAAACATTACATATAATTTCTGTTGGATCTTGATGAGATAATTTTACATCTGATAATGATGTCGGAAAAGCATGAGTGTATTTAAACCCTATTATTCTATTGTTAAATTCATCTAAAGCGTATGTTGTAACGGTTGTAACAAAATCATACATTGTATTTTGGACCGCATTAGGACCAGCGGAATCGTCCTTTGTTTTATAATTGAAAACTGGAATACCGGATTTTTGATCATTGAATAAATTTATCCATTTCCACAAAATCCAATAATTTTTCCAACCATTATCAATAACAAAAGGAACACTCAATCCAGTATATGCAGGTCTTGATATAGATGAAGCCTTTAAAACCTGTCCACCAAAAGGAACATCTATCGCAGGAACACTAACAGTAGGAACAGGAGATCCGTAACAAGTATATTGGACCGTATCGGGATGAAAATCGCTTTTTAAAAGATTATCGTATTTACCTTTGAAATATTTAGGTAAATCTAAAACCAATAAAAATTTATCATTCCTTGCTCTATTTAATACAGCCTGATTCATAAAAATACTTAATATGATTTAAAAAAATACCAGAGGATTATAACCGTCTTCGTTTTTTAATTCTTGTTCCTTTTTATCATTAGATCTCCAAATTATTTCTGGACTATGAGATTTGTATTCATATTCGTATCTATTTTTTGTAATATTAGGTTCCCATTTAAGTAATTCCGATTGAAATCCTAATCCTTCTGATATAACAGCCGGATCTTCTTTTATTTTACCTTCGGGTAAATAGGCTAGGGGAGCATTATAAGATATTTCTTTTTTTGTGGTATTAACCGTACCAAATATAATAGGACTCTTTTTAATAAGATCGGAATTATCGATAAAAGGAGTCATAAATAATGGTCTTCCTTGATCATCGGTTTGTTTAACATTAAAATATTTTTGTGCTAATGTTGGTTCTAGGATAAATAAAGCCCATACTAATGACCAAACTCTATCATCTCTATCACTTTCATTTTTTTTAGAAAATGTGTAATTAGGCAGTTGTACAAATTCTGCTATTTCTATTAAAGTATCGAGATCAAATATTTTAACAGCTTTTAAACTATCTACCCAATAACGGAAATTTGTCATACTCCGATATCTAGTATTCGTATGATTGTATATACCCAATCTATTTTCATTATTGTAGTGCTGAGACATCCCCTCAAATTTATAAGTAACCACTGATTCATAATTGTGGGTTCTGGCAACAACATCTAAAACCTGTTGACCGTAATTATTGTTTTCGATTAGTATAGGAGGTCTACCCCAATCATTTGCGATACCGATAAGACGTGTACCGAAATGATACGGTGTTATAGTATTGGATGCAAATATAGCCACCTGTTCTATATTGGTTAAATCTGAAACATCTAAAACTTGAGCTACTGTATTAGTTCTTCCTATCCCCTCACCAACGTCCACCCCTATAATATAATGACTTGTTGGTTTTGGTTGTCTATAAATTTTATAAGAACCTTCGTCTGTTGCTAAAATAGGCTCTTTACATAATTTTTTAAGTTCTTCTAAATGTTCGGCTGATATAACAGATTTGCCTAACGTATGAAAAGTATTTTCGTGTTCTTGTTGAAATGTATGTAGTGATCCTAATGAAGCTATTTCACTTTTCTTCCATTCTTCATTACGGTCATCATTTTCACTCCAATGCACTTTTTCCAGTTTCCATCCACTGTCAGGTTTTTGAGCTTCTAAATATAATTGATAAAATTTATTTTCTTTATCGGCTCCGTTAGGTGTAGATATTCCAACAATCTGACTTTTTTTAGAAGACGTTATAGTAGGTATAACAGATTTCCATAATTCCTCCATCAAATCATTTTGTATATGTGCCATTTCATCAATTATGAGGCATTGATGTGATAATATATTATTAGAAATATATTTATGATTATCTACAACTTCTAAAAATTCATAAACAGGATCATTATTTTCATATTCCTCTTTTTTTATTAAAGAAATATTATTCCAAAAAATATCACCGATTTTAGAATTTTTAGCATATTTCCATTTTTTTGATGAAATCATAATTTTATGTTTAGGTGTACAGTTTAAAATTTCACCATTAGAAAAGTATAATTTTAACTTTTTATTATTTTTTCCAACAATTAATCCTTTAAAATCTTTAAATCCCTCATCGGTTAAAATTTCAAAATCATTATTTTTATAAATTTTGTAATCAGATAAATCGGCCATTTTATTTTTTTCTATGTTTTTTTCCACCACTTTTTATCCATCCAGTTGGAATATCTTGAGAAATAGGATGTCTTTTAATCTTATTTGTAGTCGTATCACATATAAAAATATATTTTTCTATACATTTTTTACCAGTGCCTTTTACCCATCCATCAGGTATAGTTATATCCGGATTATGTCGTTTACAAACATTAGCGACTGAGTTATATATATAAATAGAACCTTTACCTGATATTTTTGATATATTTTCTTTATTATTTTCGCGTGATTTTAAAATACCATCCCTAATATTTTTTTTAGCTTCTTCGGATCTTTTCATACCCCTGTGTTTTTCGGCCATTTTTTTAATTTTTTCGGGATTTTTATTGATTTTTATCATACGTTCTTTATGTTTTTCCGGATTTTCTTTTATCCATTTTTTAATACCAATTCCTTTTCTTTTATTTATTTCTGGATTATCAAAAACTTTTTCTCTCATCATTTTTTTATAGTCTTCAGATTTCCATTTTTTTTTAAATCTTGTAGATATCTTTTTTATTGCCTTTGATGACCACGCACAAGGCCCATAGCCACCTTCTTTAATGTTATACGTATCATTTCTTTCTATAAATTCTAATGTTACTAATTTTCTTTCGGCGTGAAGTGCTTCTTGATACGTATTATAAAAATTCAATATTGTTTTTTTAAAATTTTCTATTCCATATTTTTTTATGGATCTTTTTAAATTAAGACCAGACCCCATATAACCATCATCTATATTATCTGTCCTATGAACTCCTATATAAATTTTACCGTTTTTAATATTTTCAATTTCATATAAATAATTGTATTTTCTATTTATTTTCGGATCGTTTAAATGTTTCTTCATTAGAAATACTTATACACGATGATTTATTATAGATGAATTTGCTTATATCAATCATTTAAAACTATAAAATGAGGCGGTTCTTCTTGATTATTTTTTAACAATTCTTCTAGATCTTTTAAATTGATTTTAAATATTTCTTCTGTTTTTTTATCTTTTAATGTTACAATTGTGTCACCAGTAACACAATTTATAGATTGACCTCTAACAGCAGAAGCAGAAGTAGAAGAAACTATAATACTTGACCCATTACTAAGATCGAATCCGTTTTTTCTATTAGATTTTACAGCTGGTTTTAAATATACAGGCAATTCTTCAAAAGCCATTTTTATTCTAGAAAAAATTTCCATGGCAGTATCAGCTTTGTTAGCCAGTATAGCAACTTTTTTATATTCATGAAAGCATACTAACCATAAAGCATACATGGAAACAATTGTGCTATTGTGAGTAGGTATTAAACCTTTTCCACATAGATATAAAGAATCTGGACTATCTACGGTGATACATCTAACAGGAACACTTTCTACTTCTTTAATATCTTTTATATAAAAATATTGATTTCTTTTAGATGTTGACAAATAAGTTTTTACAAATCTAGAACATTTAAAATCCGAACAAGTAACACATTCTCTTGGTTTAAAATATAGAATACCACATTTTGTATATTCTTTATCTTTAATTTTAGGTATTTTTTCATTATATTTTACCTTATATCCTAAACTTTCTATCAATTCTTTTACTTGTAAAATTAAAGGTATATTAGTATTATAAAAAATAGCACTTCCGTTTTTTTCAATATATCCATCAGAATCCATTAAACCTTTTAAAAGCTCCATTCTTTGATGTTTGGATGCTTTTAAAAATATATCGGGTATATGTTTATTTTTAAATAAATTGTTAGTTCTTAAATGATAGTATAAAGAATTTTTTTTATCTTCGTTAGTTAATTTTACAAGAAAATTGTCTTTTTTATATTCTTTAACGTTTATTATTTTATAAAAATCTAATTCTTTTATCTTTTTTAAAATAGAATCTATATCTCTTATTCCTATAGTTATTCTAGAATCATTCGAATGTCCATCTCCTAACCACAAACCTAAAATATATGGATTTATAGGTAAATTCTTGTTATCATTATATAAACCATCTACACACGAAATTATACGATGATTTGGTTCTCCGCTTAATGTCGTTAAAGTTTTTAAAATTTCTTCTGTTGTTTTTGAACAACCTTTACTTTTTTTAGTTTTTCTATCATTTCTAGTTTCAGTAAACCAAAGATGTTCAGCATCAGCGATTATTTTTTCACCGTTATCAAATAATATTTCGTAACATTTTCTATTGTGTAATATATCATGCGCTTTTGTTACGTTGTAGATGTTTCCGTCAGAACCATATATTTTATCTCCGGTTTTTAAATCTCCCATTTTTAAAAATCCATTTGGAGTTGGTATAGGAGTTTCAATAGAAAGAGCTTTCCCCATCTGTCTCGAAGCACATACCAATAATCTTCTTTCGTCCTTTAAACTTTTTAATATTCTTTTTTGATATTTTCTAAGTTTAATTTTTATTTTACCTTCATCTAAATTTACAATATGAAAATGTCTTTCCGCAAAATGTAAAATACTTTTAGCACATGTTCTATTTTCTTCGAACATCTCTTCGGTAAAGATTATTTTTGCGTTCTTGTTTAGAAGATTTTCATTTCCTTTATAATATCCACCATCGACAAGAATATTATCTTTATCAATTTCAGGAACATCAGGAATAGGTGCTTTTTTTCTTGGCATTTTATCTATTTAATTGTTTCTTTAATTCATTCAATACCATATAAACATAATCGGATTTCAATATTCTTAATGTTGTTCCATTTTCGGGAAATTCGACAGGATTTGATATTTGATTATATTCACAAACCAACCACCATAGATCAGTAGTATTATAAAATTTATAAGAAATATAAGGCCATGTATCACCTTCTTTTGTTTGATATTGTTGATCTATTGTATTATCATTTGCCGGATAAACGGTAATATTTTTTAAAATATTATAAAATGTTGTTTTTGTTTCGTCATCATTATAAACATTAAAAAAATTTTCAAATCTATATACCGAAAGATTTTTTATAGGATTTTGTATGCTGTCATTCATATTATTTATTGTAGCTTGGGATTATATACGCCTCTCGCAAAAGCTCCGTTAGCACTACCGTCAGATTCTTTTTTATTTTCAACTAAAAAATCTTTAATATTTCCTAAAACCTCGTCAACACCCTTACCTTCTTCTATAACATCTATTTTGCTGCCCCCCATAGTACCTTCAAATACATTAGAACTTTGACTGAGTAAAGATTGGAATGTTATCGATACACTATATCCTTCTGGTATTAATATATTACCGTATTCCTTTAAAACTCTAGTGGTTCCTATACTTTTAATATCTAATTTAGAAATAAAAGCAACAGGCATATAAATACCCCCTTGATACACATTTTCGACTTTATATAGTTTTGGTGGCACATAACTCATAAAGGTTGTACGAGTTTTTAAATTTTGAAATGTTAATAATGTAATCAAACTATAATTTTTATAAGCTGATGCGGTATCGATTGTATTATATAATGGAAAACTTATGGTAAGTGTTTCTGCGCCAGATCCACTAAATTTTCTAACTTCTTCGGCTCCTACGCCAGTAAAAAGATTAGATACTATATTTTTACCCAACACTGCATCCTGAGCGCCTTTTATAAGACCTCCTGCGATTGGTATATATTGAAGAGGATTTATTGCTCCAGCTACACCATCACCAAGCTCTATTAAACCTTCGGTAACACCTTTCATTGTAGTATCTGCTTCTTTATCCCATCTGTTAGAAACAGATCGTAAACTATCATTATTTTTTATTAGATGTGGAAATACATAATTAAATCCGGTTGGATTACCACTATACATTGTTAAATAGGGGTCCATACTTTTATCAGTTGCAAATAATTCATTTTTTAATTGCATGGCTCTTTGAATATTTGTAATAGTTTGCCCCCATGTTAATTCATATTCCTTAACCATTACACTAGGAACCTCATCAGTATCCCCACTAATTTTCCAAGGAAATGACCTCAAAACATTAATTAGAGAAGAACCCCCGTTTGGTTTAGCCTTAGAATATGTAACATTTCCTATAAACGGTATAGCTATAGTAACTTCATCTATATGAAAAAGATCAAAATTGTTTATAAATGCCATATTTTAAGCTATCCTTTCTGTTGTAGAAGATCTCCACCAATCACTTCTAAGATCAAAAATAGGATCTCTTTTTCCGGTAGTATAACCACCGTAGTCGGAAGATTGATTATTACTTGAATTAGATACTGAAATATTATTTACTGGTGTATTGATATAAGATCCTCCATTTGAATTATCCTTTAATTCTCTCAATCCGGCTAATAATATATTTGTAAATTCTCCTAATTGTTTATTGATGTTTTCTTCTATTATACCACCACGTTTTAGGGCATAAACATCATCATCTTGATTTAAATATGTTCTTGTATTATTTTGAGGATTATAATAATATTTTCCTTCAGAAATATTAGAAATGTCAGAAAAAGAATTATTAGAAGAATCAAAAAAGTCATCAGCTTTCTTTTCTTCGATTTGTGCGTTTTCATCAAATTGTGCTTCTAATTGTTTTTGTTTTAATATTCTATATTCTTTAAGGTTTGAATTTGCAATATCTAAAGCTTGTTTTAATTCTCTTTCTTGATGACCTTTTAGATTATTTGCTGGTTCCAGCATAGCATCCGATATTCTTTCGTCTCTTGATTTTTTATCCAAAAATGGAATTGAAGGCCCAATTCTATTTGACAAAACAGATTTTAATTCTTGTTCTAATTTTTCTTTTTCCGCTTGAGCGTCATCTATATTTTTTTGAATCTCATCTAAATTTTTTTGACTAAATATATTTGGTTTTTTACTACCTTTAACTTGTTCCAATCTTTGTCTAGCTTGTTTTTGGGCATCCGATACAACCTCTTGATTTAATTGTTCAGTTACACTTAATGCGTTTTCATCTATTTTTAGATCACCTGTATTATCATCATAAGTAATACCTAACCAGTTTGCTACTGATTTTCTCATACCCCCAACTTTTGGTATAAAACTACACATCCATCTAAACATACTTTTTTTCAATTCATCGTTAAATTTATCCCAAGAAAAAGATTCAGAACCATCCCCACCAAATGTTCCAGAATTAACCATAGCCTGTAATATAGCCGGAAATGGACCAAGAAAAGGTGTTTCGGTTAAATAGTCTAATGCTTCCTTCCAATTACCTTGACCTAAAGCATAAAAACCTTTACCCCATTTAATTAATCCTCCGACCAAAGGAATTTCTTGAATAAACTCGACCATCTTACCAAGAAAATCAATTTTCATACCTTGTTTTTCTTCCATTGTTTTTGCATCACCTGTATTAAATTCTAACATACCATTTAATACATCTAACCCTAAACTTAAAAATATTCCATAACCGGGTATCAAATTAGCCAGACCAGAAACAATATTGAATCCCATGCTAACATAATCACCACTATCATAATCTTGTTTTGCAAAATAAAAGCTAAATAAACTACCGACAAAAGGAATTGCTTTTAACAGTGTTTTTGATAAGCCACCAAAGAGTTTAGCGCCGATTTTAGGAAAAAACGAAGCTAATTTACCAGCACCTTCCCCAAAAGCCTCTCCACCAACTTTTCCAAATATACTACCAATACTTTTTTCTATAATATCTCCAATGGTTTCAAAAACCTGTCCTTGCATTTTTAAACCAAAGCCAACCCCACCAACACCACCCAAAGTAAGCCATTTTTCCATACCGTCCCATATCTTTGAAAATTTTCCTAAAATATCATCAAAAGATTTTATTTTTATTCCTAATTTATCTTCTAACCAAGGTTTAAACATATTATCCCATAAAGGACCAATAGCAGACATTAATAATCCACCCGCTAAAAGAATACCGCCGATTTTATATAATAAATTAGACCAAAAACCTCCTTCTTCTTGAATTTTATCGGTAAGATTAGTATCACCCACTAATTCTTCTTTTTTGTCAGATATATTAAATCCTATAAAAATATCTTTGAGATAATTTATTGTTTTTTCAGATAAAGAAACTTCTGGAATTTCGTCACCAATCTTTTTTTGTTCTGCTCCTATTTTACCAGATACATTATCATTTTTTACTAAATCCGGTAAATAATCAGCCATTACCTTATCAAATATAGAAAAATAAGTCGATGTAAAAGATTTTATACTAAACATCGAGTCATTTATTTTTTCTAGCAATGTTTTATTTGAGGCTGTTTCTTCTATTAAGACTGTTATATTATTAGTTAATTCTTCAGAAAAATCATTTACTGTAAAATTTTTATTATCTTCTGTTAAAGTTTTATCTTCTACAGGTTCTATTTGTTTTGTTATTTCTGATGCCTTTTTATCTTCTACAGGTTCTATTTGTTTTGTTATTTCTTCTGAAATATCCTCAACCATAGGAATACTTCTAGCTTTTAATTTAGATGTTTTTCTTTTTTGGGATAAGGGTTCTACACTTTCCTTTAAATCTTCTGAATTTAAATTATTTTCTATATCTGAAATCTTTTTTTGTATTTTATCATTTAGATTTGTAAAATTTATATCAGGTAAAATTTTTTTAAAATCATAATAATATAAACTTTGTCCCAATTTATCATAAAAATTTTCCATTTTTGAAAAAAACGGATTTATGATATCGTCCAATCTTTTGTCTATATTCCTATTTTTTTTATAATTTTCTATATCAATGATATCTGAAGATTTTTTAATATATGAATTGTTATTACTATTTTCTGATATTTTATCTTCTATTTTTTTATAAAAAGATTTATATTGATCAAAAAGTGGATTTATAACTTCTTTTTGAAATTGATCACGAATAAGATACAATTGGTTTTCATCAAACAGTATATTAGATATATCTGTATTGTTGTTACCAAAAATATTATTAAAATCAAAATCAGCCATTTTAAATATTTATGGCTAGAAAGTAGTTAACCGATAAAAAATAAAGGATCTATTTTTATTGTATATGATTCGTTTTCTTTTTGAAAAGTTAAAAAAGCATCAACGGTTTTTTTCCATTCTGACACAACATTTAAAATTTCTTGTATTAGACTAGCTGGCATTTTTTCTACCAGTCTGATTCTTTGTTTAAAGGTTAAAGGCAACATATCAATATGTTGGTCGTTAATTTTTAATTTTTTAATAGATTTTGCTAATTCTCCTATAAAAGCATTAGATATAACTTCTTGTATATCGTCGGTATTTTTAATATCTTCTGCTTTTTTATTATCCTTTAAGATTGTTTCATCATAATCTTTTTCTTCTAAAATATAACTAGGATAAATTGTTATAAATATATTATTATGAGATAATACAGTTTCTTTTGGGTGTGTATAATTCTTTTTAAATTCTGCTATTACCGGAGAAATATCAACATCAATTTTATCATCTTTTTGTTGTATTTTGATAATATTAGATACCTTTTCACGTAATTGTAAACATATCAATATTTTATCTAATATAGTAAATTCCGAAATATCTTCAGACGAATTATTTTTAATTATTTCATATAAAGCACTGTTAAATTTTTTACTATAAATACTGCTATCCATAGAACCTGTTAAAATATCTTTTTGTTGTAATGCTGTAATTTCGTTGAATTTTACAGTTTTATTTTTTGAAGGAATCCAAACTTCAAAAGAATAACTATCAGCGATTTGGGTTAATTCTATTAGGGCTTTATTAAAATCTAAAATATCTTCTTCCATATTTATTATTTATATCTATATTATGTTAAATCAACCTATTCCATAGGAAATGGATTTTTGCTTTTACTTTCTTTTTCCTGCATATAAAAATTTAAATACATTCTTCTTTCAGCGGGAGAGGTTTTCATCAAATATTCTGGATTCATATCAGACAATAAATATATTTCTCTATGGATACTCTCTATGTCGTATAAAGATAATATTTTAATTATTTCTAAATAAGAACTATTATATATGTTTATTTTAAAATTTTTAAAATATTCTATATTGAATATGTTGATTTTATCCAAAGTATCAAATATATTTAATAAGTTTTGTTTAATTTTAAAAACTAAAGACAATGGCAATTTATTATATAACACCTCTCTTTGATCATATGATAAATTGGAAAAATTTATATTATTTATTTTTTTAATAAACAGATAGAAAGAATTCATAATATCTGCTGTATTTTTTTTGATATTAATTATTGTATTAAAATCTTTTAAATAAGGAAATCCTAACACTATATTATAATTTGAATCTGTTATTTTTAATAAATTTGTATCTATATTATCATATATGTTTTTTAGGATATCATTTAGATTTAAATTTATTTTGGCTTTTACATTATTAATCTCGGTCATCAATTCCAATTTAGGACCAGTAGAAATAGTTCTACTTTTGATAATATAAAATATAAATTCTATTAAATCTATATTTTCAAAATCTTTTTTATTTTTAATAGAAGATAGACAAACTTCTTTTAAAAAATTAAAATACTGCGAGCTATCATTAAACGTTAAACGAGATTTTGAAAGATATAACTGATCTTTTGTTGTTATTTCTTTAAAATTTGTTTTTATATTTGAATATGGAAATTCTAAGAAATAATCGTAATATACATTATCCATCTTTTATGTTATCCTCCTAACCCCTGAAGAAAGCTTAATAACCCGTTACTGTTAGATTTTTTATCTACATGATTAGCAGTATCACCTTCGGATACTGAGTATTTATCATAAACAAAGTTTACCTTTTGTACTTTTAATGCATCTGGTTGGTGACTGTATGTTTCTTGTCCTATATTTATAGGAACAACATTTTTATAAGAAAATATTTTTCTAGGGACCATTGATGTAAATGAACCAGTTTTAGCATAGAAAAACACATCAACTTGCCCACATTTTACGTTTTTACGAGAATCGCTTCCTCTCGCAACTAAACCATAATAAGAAGCTAATATCAACCAAGGTCTTATAAAGAAATCTACAAATGATGCATTGGTTTCTAAAAAATCTATGGTTAAATTATCATAAGAGGCTCTAGTATCACTTGTAGCTGGAGCCATAAATCCACCGTAGGAAAGACCCCTGTTTTGAGCCGCAAGCGATTCTCTTGGTGTGTTTACTTGTTTAGCAAATGCACACCCCATCATACTATCCAAAGAATACTGAAACGTTTCGCTAATTAATCTGTTACGAGTCTTATTGGAATATTTCCAATCCTGCCCATATTCCATTCTGTTTAAAGCATTTTGAAAATTCTGAGATAACAAAGGAAGACTATCGAAATGAAATAAAACAAGCCACTGTGACGGTAAAACAGGATTTCCCGCCCATGTTCCTAAAACTTCACTCAAATAATATTCATACGAGCTAGATGCCATATAAATATTTATACGAAACAGCTAATTTATTATCTGGATATTCTCCAATATTGATACGCTAAATTAACTTGTTGTGTAACAATTTCTCCGGATTGTGTTATATCTAAATTTATGGCTCCTAATGATCGGCAATATGCTCCATAAAGAGTATAAGTTCTTCCTTGAAGTACTCCGCCGTTTTTGTCCACAAGACTCATTACAATTTGATTATCGGCTGATTTATTTGGAATATTATAAGCACCGGAAGAGGTTTGATCGTTGAATACTAAATGAGTCCAATCTTCAAATTTTCTTCTGATGGAATAATTTTGAGGCATTCTAAACGTAACTTGCCAATTGTCAGATCCAGTATATTTGGCCGTACCGGGAACATTGAATTGTAATCCCATAAAAGGAGTCGGAATATTTGTGATTTCACGACCGGGTAATGTGGTTGTGGTTACATACAACAATTCATCTTGAGAAAATTTAGTTCCCCCTAAATTTACAATACGAAATAGATTCGTACGCGCAAAATCATTAGTGGAAATAGTGTCATAAAAATTCTCAATACCTAATGTAGTAAAGAGTCCTGTTGCTATGTTATTTAAAGTTTCGTTTGCCATATAAATATTTATCTTTTTATCCGATTATTTCTTGAAAATCTACACCAGTTCTAGTAGCAATAAAATCCGCTAAAATATATTCGGCAGTTCTTACTGGTTGGATATAGATAGAAACTTTCATTTCATTATTATCTATAATATCAGGAGTATTGTTTCTTTCGTCACATATAATCTGATAGTTATAGATACCATCATTAACCTTTGCTTGATCGAAAACTGGTGTAATAGCACCAACTAAACGAGTTCTGGTTGAAATAGAGTTAGGTTCAAACAAGAAGAATTTCAATACACTTTGAGTAGATTTTTCTAAATATAAGAATAATCTTCTTACGTTAATTCTGTCAAATGCGGATGGTTTTTTGTATAGTGTTTTTTGACCGTATACTACAAACCCGTCAGCAGGGAAAAATGCAATCGGATTAACGCTTATTTTATATAACAAATCTCTTTGTTTTTGAGTTGTGACAACACCAATGTCGGTTACACCCGCTAAAGTACCTCTATTAAATCCGGCTGGAGCACTCCATTGGAAATTAATTCTATCGCTTGCTACCATATTACCAGCAACAAAACCAGATGGAGGAACCCAAACCTGAGTATCAGATGCAGCATCATTGGTTTTTAACCAGTTACCATAAACAGCAGCATAAGAGGTTTCAATACCAGCAAATAAATTTTTAAGAGGCCAGTATATATTATTAGAGAAAATAAAATCTCTTCTTTTGGTTATCTTATAATCTTTTCCGGTAACATAAACATAACGTAATCCGTCAGCTAAGAAGATATGATCTTTTCTGGTTTGTTGAGCAAAAGAAACAAATTGATTTGCAACAGAAACATAATCATCTCTTACTCCAGCAACTATACTATTATCATTTGTATATAATACATTAATATCAACAGGATAGGTATCATCAAAAACATCTTCGGTTGGATATTTTTCCTTACGAGCTTTAGCGCCTGTCCAGATTGTACCAAGTCCTGCTTCGGTGATAATATCCAATCCGATATCATCGTTAATTTCAAGATTTCTTAAAACTCTTTGTAATTTTGATGGAATGTTTCCGATTTTTTTAGAATCTTTATTACTTTCGGAATTATAAACCCCAATAGAATAAGCATGTTTAGCGGGATTAGAAACTCTTACAGTCTTAGAAGGTTTACCGCTTGCATTAAGCCATTTTCCGGATCTAGCTAAATATGGATTAACCATTACTCTAACATTAGCAGAACTATTGTTTATTACGTCTTCAATGAAAAATGTTTTTGGTTTTCCGCCATTAGGATCATTTTGGGTTCTTCTTTGATACAAAGATCCACTATATCCTTCTGCTAAATTATAATCTAGGGTTACGGTATCTTTATTATATATAGAAGAACGAATTTTAAACAACCCGAACACCAAGCTATCGGTATAATCTTGACCTGAAAAATCAAATTGTGTAGGTAAATTTTCCAATGCTTCTGACATACTTCCGGTTCCATAACTTCCCGATAAAGATGTAACTCTGAAAGAAAATCTAGATGAAGGCACAGTTGATTCTAATTGATATTGATCAGAAACAATTTGATTAAATGCTTTTACTGATCCAATTGAATCAAAATCAGTGGAAGGATTTATATTAGAATTATCAGCTATTGCTAAATAGTATCCTTCAAATAAATCATTTAAAGTTGTTTTTGCTGTATTAATTACAACTATACCGGACTTTTTAAGATCGTTAAAACTAGAAATCGTATCGTTAATGGTTTTATCTTCCGCCCATTCTTCATCGTCGTTCCAATTATTACTATCCACAAGAGTAGAATTGTATTCTGGAGCCTCTTGCCAGTCTATACCACCTTCTAAAACGGATTGATATTGTTCTTGTGTTAATAAAACAGAATATGGGGTTTTAATACCGACAAATTCAGAATCATCATATGATACAGAAGTAGACGTAAAATTAGCAGATGTTACAACTGATACCAATGTATTTTCAAAACAAGCAATAGTTGTATTTGTAGTATCAACATAATATTTTGAGTATTCTTTAGTATAAGTTCCTAAAAATACAGGAACACCAGCGCTTAAAGCGATTTGGCCGTTAGTGGTACTTAAGTTGGCTATTAATGTACTGATTTGTGTTTCTACGGGATAAACGGTAGCACTATAATTATTAGAAAACCCTACACCGTCATCACTTCCATAAGGCAAACGAGAAACTAAAAGATTTCCGTTGTTATTTAAAACTTGTCTAGCGGAATGATATAAATATCTTTCAGCTGGATTACTTGGTTGCCCGAAAACGTCTTCAAATTCTGTAACAGATCCGATACTGATTATTTCATCGGTCGGTCCTTGAGGAGTAAAACCAGTCATAAATACGTTGGTTTCTCCAGCTGGACGAGCTATTACACTCAAATCAATTTCATTTATTTGTACGCCGGGTGAAGCTATAGTTCTTGTTGCCATAATTTATATAAATTACTTACCATTTCCAATTACCATTTTTATTAAATATATAAAAATGATACAATATGATAAGTAATTTTAAATATGTCAAAATTTAATGATACCGTAAGAGAGATTTTAGAAGAATCTGGAAAATGCACAGGTCCAACTAAAAAAACATCATCAACATCTAAAGGTAAAAAATGGATGCAATGTGTTAAAAATCCTAAAGGTAAGGGATATAAGAGAGTACATTTCGGCCAAAAAGGTGTAAAAGCTACTGGCAAATCTGGTAATACAAAACGAAAAAAATCATTTCGCGCCAGGCATAAATGCTCCACCGCAAAACCAGGCACGGCCAAATACCTAAGTTGTAAAAACTGGTGATTATAAAGTATTTATATTAATTTTTTGTTCTTCTATATAATATCCTTTTATTTTATACGGCATTCCGTTTTTTCTTTTTTTATTAAAAGTATTTCTTAATCCTCTATAATCAATATTTCGTTCTCTGCAAAAAACTACAAGTTTATTGACTTTTATTTTTTCATTTTCTGGAGTCACGACAATATATGAATATGCTGTTTTTTGAATTTTTTGGCTATTTTTTTCTCTAAAACTTTTAAGTCTTTCTATTTCTAATTGTTTTTTATAATGATTGTTATAGTTTAAATTGTATTTTTTTATCCATTTTGATATTGTATTTCTATCAAGATTTATTTCGCTGGCAATATCTTTTATTAATACATTTTCGTTTAATTTTTTTTGTATATGTTCTATTTTTTCTTTATTTTTTAAATACAATGTTTTTTTTGTACTTTCTGTTTGTTTTTTTCTCATATCTTTATAAAAATCTTCTCCATATATTTTTTTGATTTCTTCTACGCTTAAAGGTTGATTTCCACCATTCAATAAATTACATAAAGTTCCTTTTCCTTCAATTCTTTTACCATATAAATTTATTAATTCCAATTCTTTTTCTAAAGCTTCTTTTTCAGTCAAACTATCAACTAATATTTTTTCAGTAAAATCAGAATTTTTATTAAAAATAGATTTCAATTTACAATATAAAAAATAATTTGTTATTTTTCCTAATTTATAATTTTTTCTGTGATGTTTATATCTTTTATCGGTTCCTTTTCCTATATAAAAACATATATCATTTTCATCAAATAACCCATACACATAGTATTTTTTTCCATATAAATATTTACCAATCTTTACACGCAATAATTTATTTTTAAAACTTGTAGAAAATACCATTAAGTATAAGTATAAATAAACCTATGAACAAATTTGAAAAAATATATAAAGAAGCTGTAACAAATGTAATGGCAACCGGAAACAACCAAACAACAACAAATCCTGATGCATTTAAATCTTCACTGTTAACAGATTTAAAAATTAATCCGCAAGATTTTCAAAAAATTAAACAAAAGTTGCAACAAAATTTACCCAATGTCCAAAACATAGATCAACTTTTTAGACTTTTAGCGAATACTGATGAAGAAAACGCTACAACCAAAACAACAAATAAACCAGAAGACCAACAAAATAAAGGTCAAACTGGTGGTCAAAACCCAACTTTAGATATGGTACAAAAACAACAAGCCCCGACATCAAACGCAGCTACACGACCATTGGTATAAATTCCTTTTAAATGGCAAAAAAAATCAATCCAGCGAAAGAGGTGAAAAAAGATACTTCACCTAAAATTTTTCAACGCGATAAAATAAACTTTGATATTAATATTAAAGAACGCGATGATCTAACCGAAAAACAAAAAAAAATAATCGAAACCGCTCTACATAAAGATACTAGATGTATTTTTATTGATGGTTTATACGGAACCGGAAAAACAATTTTAGCAGTTTTATCAGCACTAAAATTGCTAAACCAAAGAAAGGTTTCCGAAATTATTTATGTTAGAAATCCGGTAGAAGCAACAACAACCGGAAAAATCGGATTTCTAAAAGGCGATACAGGTGAAAAAATGGCTCCCTATATCGGACCTCTTTATGATAAATTAGAAGAACTATTATCAGAGGCAGATTCAAAAAGACTTCAAACCGATAATAGAGTATTTGGTATGCCTATCGGGTTTGTTAGAGGTAGAAGTTGGAATTCTAGAGTTATCATAGTTGACGAAGCAAGCTCTATGAGTTGGGACGATTTATTTTTGATATTGTCTAGATGCGGTGAATATACAAGAATATTTTTTGTTGGTGATAGCGCAAATCAAAATGATATCGGACATAAAGCAGGTTTCAGAAAAATGTTTGATTTGTTTAGTGATGATGAAAGCAAAGAAAACGGAATACATACATTTGAATTAAAAGATTATGACGATATTAAAAGATCTAAATTGTTACAATTTGTAATGATTAAGACGGGTTTAATAAAAAATACTAATGAAAATGTATTAGATAAAGATAAGTAATTTTATGTTAGGCACAAAATACGATTATCAACCATTAAACAATAAGCCAATGGGATGCACTTTTTGCGGTGCTCACATACCAAGAGCAAAAATAGTTGAAAGAAAAGATGTTAAAACTAAAGAACTTATAAAAGAATGTCATTGGGTTTGTGGTCGTTGTAATAATGTTTCTCGCATCGGTAAATTAGTTTAATATGGTGAAACCGAAATTACTAAAGGAGTTAAATTCTACATGGAATCCTTCGCAATATTCGGCATCAAGCACACCGCCTAGAAAAGATTTCGTACCCTTTAATAAAAGAGATCAGGCTGGTTATGGAAAACAAAACAATGTTGATTTTCCACAGTCTTCTCCGGTTCCTCCCAATCCAGCATCTTTACCATTTCCTTTAGAAAATGTGGTAGAAGATTTTGCAGACAGCTATGTATATCTAATGGCAGGATTAAAAAAAATAGCAATATGCTGTAAAAATAATAAAGCTTTAAAAGAAAAACAAAGAAAAGAACTAATGCAATTTTACGCTTATGGTAAAAAAGCATTAAATGTTATATCTAAAATAGGAATGAAAATTCAAGATTCTGCTAATATGGGCAGTCAACCAACACCAGACGCAACGGTTCCTATTGCCAAAAAAGCAATCAAAAGAAATTGACTTTTTTTATGATATGTGATAAAGTATTACTTTATGACATTATCAAATAATTTGAAATCTTTCATTACATCAACAACCATTTTAATTGGCATTTCTTTGTTGGGGGGAATTGCTGGCTTTTTAGCGGGGAAATCATTTGCGGTTACATTTTTATTTATATTTGTAGCTCAGTTTATTCTATTTACTTTTATAGGAAATATAATAAAAAATATTAATTTTAAACAAATGATAGAAAAACAATTAGAAAAACTAGAAGGTCTTTCAACAATTTTAGAATGTGCTTATTGTAAAAAACAAAACTTAATGATTTTCAATACTAATGATACAGAAAGAATCGAATTTGTATGTGAGCATTGTAAAAATAAAAATCTAGTTAATATACAATTTATCGTTTCTCAAATATCAGAACCATTAGAAATTCCTAAAGTTTTAGGCGTACCTTCAGATAACGCAGAAACTCCTTGACACAATCATACAAATAATATAATATTCTAATCTCAATATGACAACAGATAACAAATTCAAAAAAGATTTAAAAAATCTTAAGTGGTGGGATAACGCTAATAAAAAGACAGAAGAATTGTCTAGATGGATAGCCTTATACGAAGCTGTAAATATAATCGCAGATAAAGCAGAAGATATGGGGAAGGATTTTAATAAACTTCAAATAAATCCTTTAAAGGTAAGAGAATATATGGATTCTACCGTAGATATTTATCATAAAAAATTGCTAAATCAATTATACGGTATTAATGTGGTTTACGCCGATTCGGAAGAAGACTCCGATATTTTTTAATATTCTCCGTATACATTAGTATTATCACAAGGATTTTCTAATTCGTAATCAAAGTTATTATTTTTTGATTGTTCTTCTATCTTATCATTATCATCTATTGGGTTATTTCCAACACCAGATCCAAATGAATTTGTTTCAAAGCTAAAATCAACACGTTTAGCTTTAAAAAACCAAACATAGTGACCACCTAAAGCATTGATTTCAAATTCATCGCGGACTTCGGTTAATTCATAAACCGTAGCACCTCTTTTTGGGAAATTAAGTCGATCCGAACCGTATTCAGATAATCTTATTATATCTCCAGCTTTAGGTTCCGATGAAATCCCAAAATTGCAGGTAAAATGGGAGGGATGTATAACACCGTTTAAATCGGCATCAGCAACGATACCGAATTTAGAAAGCATAAAAGCATCGCTATTTAAAACTAATTGTACTAATAATTTTTTAGCATCAGAATATCCAGAAGATTGATCTTCACCATAAAGAGGATTCATATCAGATATTTCCGAAAGATTTGATTTAAATTCAATCTCCTGTCCATATATTTCTATTTGTTCTTTCCACAATTCTGAAATATATTGACGCTCGTTTGAATTTTGTTCTTTATTTAAATATCTGAGAGTTTCCATTTATCTATGACTTAATTGCCATCCCCCATTAACCAAAGGAGTCAGTATCATACCAGTCTTTCCTTTAGGACTTTTAACACGTCTATCGTTCCAATCTATAGGTTCAGGTAAAAAACTATCTATTTCTGCCATATCTTTAGTTGTTAAAATGACCGGACTTTTTTCGGCTCTATTCATAACATCCGCTTGATACGGATTTTGTTTATCAGTACGAACAGCAGAACCCATCTTCAAACTTTGTCTGTTCTCTTGACCCTTTCCCATTGTTCTAGAGAGACTTTGAGAATGTGGATCGTGTTTGGAGGTATAGTCTTGAAACTGGGTTAGTTGTTCTTTCATTATACCGTAAACGGGATTTAAGGTTTTTTTGATATCTTTAAATGCATTCAATATTGCTTTTTTATCCCAAGGCTTTAAAGATCTTTGAAAATCTTTATAATCTGGTTTATAAGCAGCACCTCCAAATATTTCAAATTTTAAATTTGGATCGTCGTTCCACCAACCAGAACGAATGCCTTTATCAAAAATAAAATCTTTATATAAATCAAAAGCAAATTTAATTATGAATTTATTATATCCCTTTTCCCTTTGATTGGTTAAATCTATTAAAAATTGTTTTTGGTTTATATCAGAACCAGATTTCTTTTTTAATTTTGAAGATTTAGGAGAGTCGTCAGTTTTTCCCAAAATAGGATCAACTAATTTTTTAATATCTTTATATACAGTAGCAACATCAGCGTTCCAATTTACAGCACTATTATTAGCTTCTTCCTCGGTTTTTTTAGCTGCTAGATATTCAAAAAATTTAGAATCTGGTTGTGTGATGTTTCTGTTATTAAAATAAAGCCCGAATGCCGTTTCTATAACATCCATATTTTTATATTTTTCATAAATAATAACCAAGGCTCTTATTATTTGACCCCATAAATCACTAGCTTGTTTTGCTTCTTCTAAACAACTTTCCAATATAACCTTTAAATCCATCATAAATTTATAGAATTACTTACCAATAAAAAAGGGTAACTCTATTAAAAGTTACCCTTTTTATTTTTGTTTTTAATTTATTTTATTGTTCGAATAAACTTTTACCAGCTTTAACAGCACCAGAAACTGTATGGCTACTTGCTTTGGTTAAGTTATGTCCAGCAGTAGGAGAAAGTTTCTTTAATACTCCATCAAATCCTGATCCGGTTGATGGGGTTTGAGCTTTACTTTTTACTGCTTTTGGCTTATTTTCAGAAACTTCGGCTTTTTTATTTTGAAGCTTTTTGATATTTCCAGAAAATGGTTTGAGGTTTACACCTTTTTTTAAACCTTTAACTTTAACAGATTCTTGTTTCACCGATTCATCATCATCATCGTATTTAGAAGCTTTTTTGAGTTTATCTGTTTTTGATTTTTTCTTTGCTAGTCTTTCTTTACGAGAATCTCTTTGGTCTTTACGAGCAGATGCTTCTTTCCAAGATTCTTCTTTGACTACATCTTCTTCCTCTTCTTCGTCTTCTTCCTCTTCTTCGTCTTCTTCGGAACCTTCTTCATCAGAATCATCATCCAAATCTTCGATATCATCAGCTTCATCTTCGTCTTCATCGCTAACGATTTTTTCGAGTTCGGAAAGAACGTCTTTTAAATTTGCTAAAACTTCTTTGAGATCAACTTCTCCACCGGAAAAGTCTTCTTCTCCCATATCGTCATCACCAAGATCGTCATCACCCATATCATCGAGGTCACTGAGATCATTGAGATCACCAAGATCATCACCACCAAAATCATCATTTTCTTCTTCACCAAAAGATGGTTCTACGCCGTTATCGTTTGAGAATGAAAAATTATTTTCGCCTAAGATTTTGCTGTATAAAACATCAAATGGGTTGTTAAAACTAGATTTGTCTAATTTCTTTGTTGATTCTTTTGTTCCGGTATCATCATCTGAATTATGATCACATTCTTCTGGAGAATCGAGATCAACGTTTTCGTCAGATTCATTTCCTGTTTTAAATTCACCCAATGCTGATTTACCAGTTGGTACAGCGCCTTTAACCTCATGACTAGGGGCTTTAGTGGTGGTTTCTTCGATTGTTCCTTCGGAAAGGACTTCCATATATGATTTAATCAATTCGTCTTGCATAATTGTTACAAGTACTTACCTTGGACGAGTTACATTTCTACATTTTTTTCTTCAATTTCTAATATTAATTCGGCTTCTTTTCTAAAATTTGGAACTTTTATTCTTTCAAAACCCTCATCAGAAAACCATACAATATAAGAATCTCCTATAGAAAATGGGGTATTTCTCTCTAAGATTAATTTATACAACCAAATTTGTAAAGCGTATTTGTTATACTCACAGTCATCCAAATGATTAAATGGTGATAATAATTTATTTTTATATTTGCTGGTTCTATTAATTTTTTTATTGGTTTTATAATCGAAAATAACCAGTTCATTTGTTTTTTTATTATATGAAAGATTATCCATTGTGCCTACTAATTTTGTTTTATGATCTCCAACAACAAATTCAGATTTAATCAAATGATGATCTTCTTTATACCAATCATAAAAGTATAAAAAATTCTTTAACATTTTTGCTATTTCCAAATAATATTTTTCGATTGAATTGTCAGAATAAAAATTTGAATGTTCTTTAAAGAAAATATCTATAGCGTCTCTGTCTATAGAATATTTTTTTCGCATTAAAAAATTTTCAATATATAAATGAAATTCGGTTCCTTTATGGTTAGCATAATCTCTTTGAAATTTCCATTTATCCAAAACATCCTCAATAGAAATACCTTCTCTTTTTGAAACAGCCGTAGCTATAGCTGTTTCTGGAAATTCTTTTTGATACTTATGAAGTAATTTTGTAACAGAATATTTCGCTGGCTCGCCATCTATTTTATACGTGTGATCTTTTTCAGAGAATTGAATATCTTTAAACGGAATTTCTAATTCTATCAGTGATGTAAAATTTGGAGTAATTTTTTCCATTAGAATCCGATCCTTTTTTCTTGAACGACTTCTTTATAGAATTTAACTTCACTCTCAAGATTATAAACATCAGCTAGTGCCATAGGAGATTTAATTTTTTCATCAATCAATTTCTCCGGATATTTTAAACTCTCGGCCAATTTTTTAGAATCTTCAATCGAAAGGAAATCAAATTTATATTCCACTTTGAGTCTACCTTTTCTCTTTAGGGCTGGATCAATTTCTTTAGTGTCACAATTATAGGTAATAATAACCGCAATATTTAGAATATCACTAAGAATACCATCAGATAGATTCAATAAAGCCGAAACAGCAGATGTATCTAAAGAATCGCCATGACGTTTCATTATCAACTTTTCAGCATCTTCTAAAACAATAATAGAATTTGATTTTTGTATCAACATCTGCAAACAAGCTGGATCGGAAGTAAATGTTTCCAGCATTGTTGTAGGAATATAGATAAAATCTTTTTGAATATGATTCGTAAGACTCTTAATAAAAGTAGACTTTCCAGTACCACTAGGACCATGAAACATATAAAGACCCGATGATTCTTTGTTTATTCTATCTTTTATTGTATCTAAAACACCAACAAAAGATTTTCCATAGTTTAGTTCAAAATCAATATCTTTATGATTTTTTATTTTTAGTGGTTCAAATGCATAATCACCATATTGATTTTTTATAAAAAGATGAATTTTAGAATCTTCTGAGTTATGTATAAATTTTTTAAAATCTTCTACCGGAAAAACACATCCGGCTGGTCCGCAAAAAGATAAATTATAAACATTGTTAGAATTATTTTCTTTTATACTAGCATCGTCCCAAAAATGACTATCCGAATCATCTTGGTATTTCTTTATAATTTTTACAAAAATATCTTTATATTCGAAAAAGAATGTTCCCCCTCGAAATTCCTTAAAATCCCTACATACATTTTTTAATTTTCCATTACAACTAAAGGAAACCAATTTAGAATTTTCAAATAAAAAATTAAAAATTTCTTTATCGAATAGTTCATCTGCATAAAAATGAACCGGACATTTACCATAAGTATGTGATATATAATAATTAACCGGAAAATCGGATGTATTGTTTGGGGAATACATGTTCATTCCTTCCGCAAAATAATATACGTTGTTAGGTTTGGTTTCTTTTTTTCTCATTTCGACTATCATGGTATCAGATTTAGTTTTTTTGTCAACCTATAAGTATATTATATGAAAAAGTTGAATTATGAAGATTGTGAGAATTTGATTAATCAATGTATAAAACTTGTAAAAAAACAAGACTCTGATTTTTTTGTTCTAAAAAAATTAAAAGGTCGGGTTATGGGATTGTGTCATTGGGATTGGATAGAAATAGATCCCCGTAAAGAATTCCTAGAAACATCTATACACGAATGTTTACATTATCTCAATCCAGATTGGTCCGAAACCATGGTAACATACGCAGAATCCAGAATAATGAATCAGGCAACCTACTTAAAACTCATGGAATTTGCAAATCTTTTATCTTCAAAATTATACAAAAAGGAAAAGACCTCGAAAAGAAAACCTAAAAAATGATTGACCAAACGTTAAAAATATGTAAGTATAGAATACAACACTATGATTTTCGAAGAACAAATCTCGCGCAAACCAAACAAGTATCCATGGACAGACAAATTTATCGAAAGTATGCACAACGGATTCTGGACCGACAAAGAATTTTCATTTAAGTCTGATATTCAACAATTTAAAGTAAATCTAACCGACCAAGAAAGAGAAATCGTTATTCGCACATTATCCGCTATTGGACAAATTGAGATAGCGGTAAAAACCTTTTGGAGCAAATTAGGAGATAATCTGCCTCATCCATCATTGCAGGATTTGGGATTTGTTATGGCTAATACGGAAGTCATCCATAACAATGCATACGAACGACTCATTTCAACCCTTGGATTAGAAGATGTATTTGAAAAGAATTTAAAACTTGATTGGATCGAAGGTAGAGTAAAATATCTTAAAAAATATACTCATCGTTATTATAAAGATTCTAAGAAACAATATGTATATGCTTTGACTCTTTTTACATTGTTTGTTGAAAATGTCTCATTATTTTCTCAATTTTATGTAATCAATTGGTTTGCTAGATTTAAGAATGTTCTTAAAGACACAGACCAACAAGTAAAGTATACACGCAACGAAGAAAATATTCACGGCATGGTTGGTGCTCAAATCATTAATACCATTAGAGAAGAATATCCAGAATTGTTTGATGATGAATTTGTAAATAAAATTATCGCAGAAGCTAAAGAAGCATATGAAGCAGAAGCAAAAATTATTGATTGGATGATAAATGGAATTAAGGAAGAAGGTCTTAGTGCTGTTATTCTTAAAGAATTTGTAAAAAATAGAATAAACGAATCGTTGAAAATGATTGGGTTTCCCCCTGCTTTTGAGATTGACAAAAATATCATTTCTTCTACGATGTGGTTTACAGAGGAATTGTTGGGAAATAATATGGTTGATTTTTTCAGTTCCAGACCCACAGAGTACTCTAAAAAATCACAATGTTTTGATGAAGATGCATTATTTGGTTAATTAATTTATGAAATTTGATAATCTTGTAAAACGTATTTTATCAGAAAAATACATACTAGTAGGGACTTGTGTTGAATATTGCGAAGATGATGGAAATAAAATATATCAAATTGTCAGGCAAGATGATATGTCTTACGATGAAACAACGTATTATCATGATCCAGAATTAGAAATATCAAAAGAAAAATTTGAAGAATTAACAGGTATTAATGTACCAAAAGATCACTTCACAGGATATAATAGTGATCACGGTATCGTTTTTGATTACGATCCAAAAACAGACATACACAAATTTTATAAAAATATATGACAAACAAATACGAATGGTTAAACAAAGACTCACGAAAATTTCTCGAAAGAGGTTATTTGTTAGAGGGAGAAACAGCAGAACAACGAATCAGAGATATCGCAGATGCATCAGAAAAATATTTAAACATAACTGGATTTGCTGATAAATTTGAAGATTATATGTCTAGAGGATTTTTTTCCTTATCAAGCCCAATCTGGTCAAATTTTGGAAGAAAAAGAGGTCTTCCTATCTCATGTTTCGGTTCTTATGTACCAGATACTATGGAAGGAATCATGGAAAAGGTTTCTGAAACTGCTGTAATGACAAAACATGGTGGTGGTACTTCTGCATATTTTGGACATCTTCGCGGAAGAGGAACACCAATTTCTTCCGGTGGAGAATCTACCGGATCTGTACATTTCATGGAGTTGTTTGACAAGCTAATGAATGTTGTTTCTCAAGGAAATGTTCGCAGAGGATCATTTGCGGCATATCTCCCAATTGATCATCCAGACATTGAAGAGTTTCTAAAAATCAAATCAGAAGGTTGTGAAATTCAAGATCTATCTATTGGCGTTTGTGTTTCTGATGAATGGATGAAGAAAATGGTTGAAGGAGACAAAGATGCTCGTAAAATTTGGGGTCTTGTTATCAAGAAACGATTTGAATCTGGTTATCCATATATATTCTTCAGTGATAATGCTAACAACCAAGCACCACAAATTTATAAAGATAAAGGATTAAAAATTAATAGTTCAAATTTGTGTAGCGAAATATTTTTGAGCAATTCGGAAGATGAATCTTTTGTTTGCGATCTTTCGTCTTTAAATTTGGAGACTTGGGAAGAATGGAGAGATACTGATGCCGTAGAAACATTGGTTTATTTCTTGGACGCTGTAATGTCTGAATTTATTGAAAAAACCGAAGGAATAAAGTTTATGGAAGCTCCAAGAAAATTTGCTATGAATCAAAGAGCATTAGGTGTTGGTGTTCTTGGTTGGCATTCTTTATTGCAATCCAAGATGATTCCATTCGAATCCATGGAAGCCAAAATGTTAAACAATCAAATTTGGTCTTTCATTAGAAAAAAATCAGATATGGCAACCACTGCATTAGCTAGTATTTTTGGCTCTGCTCCGATCTATAATAACAATAATAAATTAGAATATTTTAGACGCAATGTTACTACGTTAGCCGTTGCTCCAACAACTTCTAGTTCTTTTATTCTTGGTCAAGTATCTCCAAGCATAGAACCTCTTAATAGTAATTACTTTGTGAAAGATCTTAGTAAAGGTAAATTTACATTTAAGAATCCTTATCTTAAAAAACTTCTAAAGGAAAAAGGAAAAGATGATGATGATACTTGGAAGTCTATTTTGGTAAAAGGTGGAAGTGTTCAGCATTTAGATTTTCTTTCTGAAAACGAAAGGGAAGTATTTAAAACCTTTGGTGAAATATCTCAAAAAGAAATCATCATCCAAGCCGCACAACGTCAAAAGTATATCGATCAAGGCCAAAGTTTGAATATTATGATTCCGCCAAATACAAAACCAAAAGATGTAAATGAGCTTATGATTTTTGCATGGGAACAAGGAATCAAATCCCTATATTATCAACGCAGCGCAAATCCAGCCCAAGAACTTGCTCGTTCTATTTTGAGTTGTTCTACGTGCGAATCTTGATATGAAAATAAAATTATTAGAAACAAACGCTAAAGTTCCAGTTAGAGCTAATGATTGTGCAGCAGGATATGATTTATATTCTTCGTGTAATGCTTTGATATATCCGCAAGAAAGAATGTTAATTAAAACCGGAATATCTATAGAAATTCCAGAAGGATATTATGGAAGAATAGCACCTAGATCTGGTTGGGCATTAAAATATGGAATAGATACATTAGCTGGTGTTATAGATTCTGATTATAGAGGAGAAGTCGGAGTTATATTATATAATACAGATAAAGAAATACCATTTCATATCAAAATCGGAGATAGAATAGCTCAGATTATATTTGAAAAATATTATTCATTCGATATAGAAATTTCGAATGAAATTTCAAAAACTGCTAGAGGCGATGGCGGATTTGGTTCTACCGGAAAATGATATTAAATTCTAATATCGGCTCTTTCTCTGGTATCTGATGGATTTCTTTTAGCAAATTTTCCACCAGCTGATCTTTCAGGTTTATCTAAAAATCCTGCTTGTCCTAATGCACCTTTTAATGATGTAACCGAAACTTGACCAGTACCAGAAGTTTTAGCTAATTTTCTAATAACTCCTTTTAGAAATTGCGATGCTTGATCATAATTGGCTAAACTGTTTTCTGTAACGTTTCCTACTTTTTTTAGATCATTTATAAAATCATCAATTTGGGCATAAAGTTTTTCAACATGAGATTTTACAACGCTAGAAGATCTTCCACCTTTAAATCCAGTTGAAATCTCTTTACCGACATCACCAAAACTTTTTGTTTCGGGATCAACAAAACTGTCATATCCTCTTTTAGCTCCTTTAACTATACCCGCACCAGTTCCTTTAATCTGGTCCCATAATCCTTCTTCTACTATTTCTGGTGTTTCTTTTGTGTTTTCAAAAATTTGGGAATAAGCTTCTTCCATTAAAGAGTGATCATTATATTTCATATTATAATAAATACTTATCAAATATAAAATACAAAATAATATTTATATTAAATATTCCAAGAATTTTTACAATAAAAAATATAATATATTAAATAAAAATATAAAAAAATTAATGTAGCTAATCCGAAAGACCCATTAAAAGCTAAATATCCTATTATTGGGTAATATAATAGGATATTAAATTTTAAGCTATGCTTAGGTGAAATTTCTAATATATGTTTTCTGAATTCCGAATAGTCTATTTTTATTAGAATTAAAACCAAAGAAAATAATAAAAAAGAAAATATAAAATATATCCAAGATATTATTTTTATGAAATTAAAATAAGGTAAAAAATAAATCCAAGTCCAAGATAAAAATAGATGAAACCACCTAAGCATTAATTTTTTACACTTTTACGGTTTTACCCAAAGTACTAATATTAGCTTTATTATCATTAACCATTACTTGTTCTATGCCGTATTGATCTGATCCCAAAGATACAATAGAAAATCCGTTTTGCCAGTTAGGAGCAGATCCATAAAGAGGGGATAGATCGCAAGCACATCCGTTTTCCCATGCATATAATTGTTTATCTTTTCTATTTCCGATAGCAGGAATTCTTTGTGCCGTCGAACCAAATCGATGGGTATGGTTATGAATCAAAGAAACCATCCATTTATCCATATGTGCTCTAGCCGAATTTCCTCCATTTTTTCTTACAATATCACCATGAAGAACAATCAATTCCGGTGTCACTTCCACATAATCAACTAATTCTACATACTCTTGATAGTCACCCAAGAAAATATTTCCATATGATAATGTTTCTTGAATATCTGGCAAGCTAGAAAGTTCTCCGATTCTATCACTCAAATATCTAAACCATCTTCCGGTAATATCGTTTCCGCTGTGATTTGCATTAGTTTCAAAAATTTTAGCTCCGTTTGAGACACTAATTAATTCTGCTAAAAATTTATGATATTCAATTCTTTCTTCTGCCAATGAATAATTGTGTCTGATATCTTTAGGGTATCTAGAAATAGCAAACATATCTACCGTATCACCATTCAAAATAATTGTTTTGGGTGATAATTCTCTTACCGTTTCTAGGAAAATATCAATGGTTGGTTTATGTTGAACCGGAAAATGTGTGTCGCCAATAATCAAACAATAATCTGAATTGCTCTTGGTCAATTTATTATTTTTAGAAACATTACATTTGATAGGAGAAAGATTTTCAAGAAATTCGAAAAATTCTTCTTTTTCTATATTTGTTTGCCTAGATAAATTTTTATTTGTATATCCAGATACATTATTTTGTTTTTCTTGTAACGGTTTATGCCTATCATAAAACCAATCTCTTGCGGTGGTTTTACCGATTTTAAGCATTTGAGCTATTACGTCGAAGGTGAGTCCTTCTTGACGAAGGCGTTTTACGGTTTCAGGGTTTTTGTTTTCCATGATTCTTTTTAAGATTAACAGATATAAAAAATATGTCAACTATTTTTAATTGTTTGGACGAGTACTATAATTATTTATACAATGTATATTCTCAACAACCAAGTTTCATCCGTTCCAATAAATTCAAATGTTGGATATAATAATTCTTGGATAAAGGTTTCAAATGATGCCGGAAGAGAAATGTTTGCCCAAGCAAATTATATAACAAATTTTGATGATTTGAGTATTTCGTTATCAGCATCGGATGTTAATATAGGAAACGTTCATATCGCAGATCCTGTCACAGGGTTACACGCAGATGTTGTTTCGGTGGGAATCGGTTCGGGTGCTTTACGAGTTATTAGTCAAGACCTAGAATCAACTGAAGACGATGTTACTATAGGTGACAGATTGGGAAATTTTGCTGCCATCCACTCAACATTAAGCGCACTTAAAGTTTATAATACAAATCCTATATCTTCTGTAGATATAACAAATATTGTATCAATAAAAGCATCTACTACCCTTCCAATATCTGGATCTGTAACAATTTTAAATCCAATAACATCTTTTAATGTTTTAAATTTTCCAGCACAATTAAGTTCTGTTAGTATTACTAATCAGTTAACCGGAATAACTGTTTTAAATCCGGTTACAGCTGTTAGTATTACTAATCAGTTAACCGGAATAATTGTTTTAAATCCGGTTACGGCTGTTAGTATTACTAATCAGTTAACCGGAATAACTGTTTTAAATCCGGTTACAGCTGTTAGTATTACTAATCAGTTAACCGGAATAACTGTTTTAAATCCCGTTACTCAAATTACTACATCCCAAGAACCAACTCAACTTGATGCATTTGGTAGGTTAAGAGTGTCTTCCCCTATGACTTTGTTTGATTCTTCACATCGTTACAGGGATAATAATTTATGGTCTACACTATCCGCAAATGGAGGTTCGGTTTCATTCAATCCATCACAGGGATTGATGGAATTAAATGTTACCAATACGGCAGGAGCAAGCGCAATAAGAGAAACAACAAAGGTATTTTCCTATCAGCCCGGTAAATCTTTGCTTGTTATGAATACATTTGTCATGGCTTCTTCTGCTACCAATTTAAGACAGAGGGTAGGATATTTTGGAGATCAGAATGGAATATATTTTCAGTTAGATGATGGCAATATTAGTTTTGTTGAAAGATCCCTTGTCACTGGTTCAGTTACAGAGACTGTAGTTTCTCGATCTAATTGGAATGGAGATAAGCTAGATGGAACTGGTTCTTCTGGTATAGTTTTAAATATAACCAAAGCTCAAATTCTTTGGATGGATATCGAATGGCTTGGTTTGGGTACGGTTAGAGTTGGCTTTGTTATAAACGGACAGTTTATTGTTTGCCACTCATTCCATCATGCTAATATTATAGATTCAACTTATATTACTACAGCTTCTTTACCTTTAAGATATGAAATAACAAATAAAGCAGCAACAGGTGGATCTAAAACACTAAAACAAGTATGTTCTACTGTAATTTCAGAAGGTGGTTATGAATTAAGAGGCTTACAACAAGCAGTATCTATTCCAATAACTGCACCAAGAACGTTTGCAGTAGCTGGTACGTTTTATCCAATTATTTCAATTCGATTAAAAACAACTCCAGACAGACTCGATGCAATTATTATTTTAACGGCTTTATCAATTCTTGGGGGTGGAAATGGCATAAACTATAACTGGCAGGTTAAAGCAAGCGGAGTCACAACAGGGGGAAGTTGGGTTGATGCTGGAGTTGATAGTGCCGTTCAATACAACATTACAGGAACAAGCTATGCGGGGGGAAGAATTTTAGCAAGTGGGTTTTTAAATGCTTCGAATCAAGGTTCTCCGAATTTAGATATTCTTAAAGAAGCTTTGTTTAAGTTTCAATTAGAACGAAACAATTTAACAAAAACTCCCTTTGAATTAACTTTGGTTGCTGCATCAGATACCACTAATGGATCTGGTATGTTTGCTTCTATGGATTGGGAAGAAGTTAGTCGTTGATATATTAAAAAACTAAATATAATATATGTTTAAATTTATTGTAGGATTTGCTGCTTTAGTTGTTGCTGGATGTGCTGCCTTTTTTTCGGTACAGGGTTTGGCTACATTATATGCTG